TGCAATTCCCACTGACAGGAAAAAGAGCTGGTCACCGGCCATTGACGAGGAGCTTGAGAATTACTTTGAAGATCTGGTTACCAATGCAGGTGAGGTTGCGATTAAAGAATACGCAGACAGGAAGGATAAGGCCGGAATCTGTTGACAAAAATAATGTTACCTGATAAGATCTGCAATATGATGTGATACAATTTTAACTTACGAGGTCTACAGGTAATGCTATGTTTAAGGTTAAGCTCGTTTTCCGTTCCATGAATGAGGATTATTTAGAAGATGAAGGTGAATTTCGTGCACTAGATGATGCAATAGATTTTGCCAACGACTTAGCTTGTATGAATACTGGTTATGGTTTATGTTGTTGGGATGGTGGTGTTCAGATTGGTGATAGCAAGATCTTCTACTTCTACCCTGAGCCCGATAACAAACAAATTAAGTATGTTTTATTTATTTGTGCTTTACAATGAGGTTGTTTTCGTGTATCATGATGAATATCCAATTTAAAGATGAGTTTGATGGCTTTATCTCCGGATGCTTTGAAACAGGGTTCGGAGAAGTCTGAGTTCCCCTTAGAGGGCTTGATAGTGCACCACACTTAAAATGGTAGGGGCAGCCAGCACATGACGATGTGACCCCAGCCAACCTGTAATAAGGTCGAGCCAGAGCGCGGTAATGGGTATCTGGTAACCCACTTGTTGGGTCTTGCTGGTCCAGGACGCTGGGCAAGTCGCAGGGAATACCACCCTGCGGCGAACTTGACAATCAGTATTTGCCGTGATAAAATCCACCTATCACGTGATAATGGAGGAAACATGGCGGATACAACTAAAAAGCGTCGCCGTAGAGGCAGACCTCTGAAAGAGGAGTCCAACGCCATTCAGCTAGAGAAGAACATTCTTGATATGAAGGAATCTTTTATAGCGATGGTTCCAGAAGCTCACAAAGTTTTAAGAGAGCTGATGTTGGACCCGAAAACCAAACAAAATATTCGTCAAAGCATTGCAGAGTATGTTCTTGATAAGGCAGACCGAATGCAGGAAGAATATGATGAGATGTTTGGTGAAGAGGAAGAGGTGGTAGTAGAAGAGGCTGAAAAACCAGCACCTTTTATGCCATTTACCACAGAAATACAGCCTGTTGGCAATAGTTAAAATATTTTCTTGACAAACTTTGCCTAACAGTGTAATATTATAAACATGGTCTCCCACCTTTTCTGGCGGCTCAGGTGTAAAAGAAAGCCACCCAGTGCCCTGTTAGCTTAGTGGATAAAGCAGCGGCCTTCTAAGCCGTTGACACTGGTTCGAGTCCAGTACGGGGTGCCAAATTGGGGAGTTATCCCGTAGAGGTAGCGGTGTAGACTGTAAATCTATTGTCATTGCGACTCGGGTGGTTCGACTCCACCACTCCCCACCAAATTTATATTTTTAAATGCATAAATCATACAGATAATGACATTGATATTTATCGTCGTTTATACTAGTCACTAACTGCTCGAAAATCAGTGTCATTATCAGTGTAATTTATAAAGGAGGGTAGGGAGCAATGGTGCTCAAGCGGTCTTGAAAACCGTCCCGTTGAGGATGACTCGATGATGGTTCGATTCCATTACTCTCCGCCACATTGTTGACCTTGTAATTAAGCGAAAGCCGGAAGCAGAACCGGATTATCAAATGTTACAGTCGTCATCGCCGACTAGCCACATGGTCAACATATTGCGCTAGGTAAGCCCTTTGGCAAGGGCGAGGATTTTTAATCCTGAAAATAGACGAGGTAGTCGTTGAATACATAGGTGGTTCGATTCCATCACCTAGCACCTTTTGCTGATGTAGCACAATTGGCAGTGCAATTGATTTGTAATCAATAGGTTGCAGGTTCAAGTCCTGCCATCAGCACCATGGCCCTGTAGCTGGAAGGTTCAAGCAAGCGACTCATAATCGCCAGACGGTGGTTCAATTCCACCCAGGGCCACCAAATAATAAATACTCCGCGTAGCTCAGCTTGGTAGAGCGCCTGATTTGGGATCAGGAGGTCGAGTGTTCGAATCACTCCGTGGAGACCACCTTTAGTTATACTTTAAATATATACACACAAAAGGAACCTTTAAAATGTATACACTTAAAATTGTAGAACGTGTAAATCCAACCCATACTTTAGATCTTCGTGACGATTTCAACCCTCTTGCTGTAAATCTTCGAGAGTCGTATCATGAACTAAGCTGCGATGCAGTTGTGGTCTTCTTTGAAGACAACTCTGAAGGGGCAGTAGCTTGTGTTGTTGATAGCGAGCAGAAGTTTTATATTTACAGAGATGTGGATGCTTACTTGATGAATGAGAATGCGGTTACTGTCAGAATCATCCACCGAGTGCCTCGATAAGTATTAGTCTCCTTTTAGTTAGTTTCGATCTATTTAGGTTACTCAATTTTAACCCGCCCCGTTAGCTGTATAGCTGCGGGGTTTTTTCGTTTCTGGAGCCTTAAAAATGATTTCAGTTTTAACATTGATGAGTAAACACAGAGGGATCATAAAAGGTTTAGTTTTTGCAGCGGCTATAGGCATGGCTTATCTTGGGGCCGTGTATTGGTTTAACTCTAAGCTTAATGATGCCTACCAAGAAGGTGTTTCAGCAACAGAGTTAAAGTGGGAACGGATCCTTGATCAGCAACAAAAGCAGGCCGACAAAATTAAAATGGGCCACGCAGAGGAGGTTAAAAACCTTGAAAAATCTCTTTCTGACCTACAGGATAAATTAAATATGGCTGAGAAGGCAGGTAAAGAAAAGCAGATTATCTACCTCCAATCACCTGAAGGTAAGAAGTCAACACTCCCTGACCAGCTTATAGATATCTATAATGAGAGCATTAATCAGGAGGGTAGATGAGAGTTACTGCACTGGTTGTTTTGTGCTTGTTATTGTGTGGGTGTGCAACCAGCGTTGAGAGAGAATACAAGATTGACCCTCCGGATGTAGGAAGGTTGATTGTTAAACCTCCCGAGGGTGCTATGAAACCACCTGCTAAAGCTATCCCTTTGAAGAAAGGTGCGCCAGATGCGGTGAATTCTGGCATTATGAGGGATAATAACCTGTCTTGTAGTAATGATAGAGCTAAATTGATCATTTTGCAAGACTATATTAGAACACTGTTTCCAAAGGAGAGAGGTTAATGTCTAAGATTTACGGACCGTGTTCTGAAAAGCAGAAGATGATCCTAGAAAACGATGCAGATATTTTGGTAATCGGCGGTGCCGCAGGGTCTGGCAAGTCGTTCCTCTTGCAGTTGATGCCACTTAAAATTATTGATGACCCCCACAGCTCTGTGGTTATGTTCCGAAGAACAACCCCACAGTTGGAAGGTGAGGGTGGACTATGGCCTAAAGCAGTAGCTATTTATAGTGATCTGCCTGAAAACATTAAGCCAAAGTTCAGAGAGAAGGATCATAAGTTCATTTTTCCACGGTTTGATCCGAACACTGGTAAGTGGGATAGAAGCAAAAAGGGAGCTGTTGTAAAATACTGCCACATGGAGTATGTACAAGATAAGCTTAACCATCAGGGGCTTGAGTACACCATGGTTTGCTTCGATGAGGGCACGCAGTTCGAATGGGAGCAGATAGACTATCTGATGTCTCGTCTGCGATCTCAGTCAAAATATCCATCAAGAATGGTTATCAGCTGTAACCCCGATTCAGAACACATGCTTGCCAAACTGGTTAGATGGTGGTTGGACGATGAAGGGTATCCAGATCCGGAGAAATGCGGTAAGAAAAGATATTTTATCCGACGCGACGGCGAATTTATCTGGGGAGACTCTAAAGAAGAGTTGATAGAGAAATACACCACGGTTAACGGACTTGGCGTAGAGATCAAGCCAAGACCGTTGTCATTCTCGTTCATAGGCGCAACCATTAAATGATAGTGGCTTCGTGCAGAAATGCACGTCGAATAACTTCGTTAATTGCTGGAAAATCCGATTGCTAAACGGACAATCAGCAGCTATAATTACCCTTCCGAACCTGTAGTAGGGAGATGTTTGAAATGAAAAATTTAGGCTTTTTAGGTTACAATCATTATTGTGCTACATACGATGGCAGAATTTACAGCCTGTATTCTAATAAATTCCTCCATCCTAATGTGCAGAAAAAGACTGGCTATGCTATGGTCACTTTGTGCGAGGGCGGGAAAAAGTTCCAAGTGCTAGTCCACAGAGTTATTGCTATGACTTTTGTAGATAATGATAACCCCAGTGTGAAAACTCAAGTAAACCACCTGGATGGCAATAAGTTGAATAACGCCGCATGGAACCTTGAGTGGACAACGCCTGAGGAAAACACACATCACGCTCATGAAATGGGACTTAAAAAGGACTATGTCAATAAATACAGGTCCCTAGATGATGCCACTGCTCTTGAAATATGTAGGCTGTTAGAGCAAGGTGCAAGGGTAAAAGACATTTGTGAAATGTTTGGTGTCAATCAACCACTTGTAAGTGGTATAAAGAATGGCTCAGTATACCCAGATATTTCTAAAGAATTTAACTTTAGAAAAGTGCCAACCTCTAATAGGATAAGTGAGCACAAGATAATAGGTATCTGCGAGGATCTTAGTGGTAGGGCTTTGTGTGTAAATAAAATAGCTAAGAAGTGGGGAGTAAGTTTTAGTGTTGTTAAAGGAATAAAAGACCGTAAGACTTACACCTATATTTCAAACAATTATGATTGGTAATGTAGTTCAACGACTATCCCGAGAGGGAGTAGGGCGCAAGCTTATGGCGCTCGAAAAGCGAAGCACCCCTGAGATGGGTGGTGATATAGTCTACTCTGCATGGTAACATGCAGCAGCACGTAATGGTGCGGAGGGTGGTGTTGCGACCACCCTTGAATATAAGGATTCGATAATCCTGTCTGCTTGAGAGACAACCCAGAATACCTTGCTTTCCTTGAAGGTCTGCCCGAGCTTGAAAAAGCCCAGCTTCTTCATGGCAACTGGTTTGCCAAACCTGAAGGTGCAAACTATTTCCAAAGATCTTTCCTTCGGGATGCCGATAGAGTACCTCTTGGATCAGTATCTTGCAGGGCATGGGATAAGGCAGGAACCGAGAGAACTTCCGGTAATAAATTTCCTGACTTTACCGCCAGTGTTAAGGTAAGTAAAGATAGCGACGGCTTTTATTACCTGTCCGGGGATTATTGTCCTGAGAACGTGGATGACGGTAGGTATTCCACAGGTCTGGAAGGCAAGTTCTGTAAAAAGGCTGGGGAACGAGATGTGATCATCAGGAAACAGGCGCAGTTTGATGGAGATGATTGCATAATCGTATTTTCTGTGGACCCCGGTCAGGCAGGTAAGAGTGAATTCTTAACCTCGTCCAGATCCTTGCTCGCCGAAGGGTTCAGGGTTGAAGAAGATCCAATGCCTTCCAACAAATCTAAACTGACAAGGTTCTCACCTTTTGCCAATCTTGCCCAACAAGGAATGGTGAGGATTGTAAAATCCAGTTTCCATCCTGACACTCTGGAAGCATTTCTGACTGAACTTGAAAAGTTCAACGGGGAAAGATCAACATTTAACAGAAAAGACGACTGGGCCGACTGTGTAGCTTCTGCGATTAATTTCCTGGAGAAAGAGGAGGTAGCGCTGCCTTGTGTGATTCCATCAATCTCATCACCTTCTATGTTCAAGCGTTTTATCTAAGTGTTGCCAATCTTAATTAGATGTGGTAGAATAGAGTAATCGGAGATACTAGCCCTCTGACACGAGGGCTATTTTGTTATACTGTTTTGAGGGGTAAAGCTTGTGTCCAAAAAGAACCGCAGGAAACACAACGCCACAGCCAAAACTGTGAATAAATCTGGGAACGCAGGCGCACCAACTCATAATGTTCGTATGAGTGAGATCGGTTCTGGCGCACTTTCCCAAATTATGGCAGAATCACAATCTATGATGGTTGAGGAATTGCGTTGGCCTCAGCTGATTGCCACAGTGGAGACTATGAAATGTGATTCCACAGTTGCTACTGCCTTAGATACAAAATATGTTTTCATCACGAAAGCATTCAATGATTTTAAGATCCTTTATAATGTTAAAAGTGAAGACTCTAAGAAAGCCGCCGAGCTTATAGAGTATTCTTTGCGTAATTTGGCAAACCAACAAACTCTTCGAGATATTGCAAGAAGCGCAGCTACCTTTAACGAGTATGGTTTTTCACTGTTTGAGAAAGTATACCGCAGAGAGAAAGAAGGTAAATATGCCGGGATGCTTCTTATTGATAAAATTGCATTCCGACCACAGGCCAGTTTGTCCAGATCAGAGCCGTTTGTCTTTGACAAGAATAGCAGAACACTGACAGGTATTTATCAGTCACCTAATGCATTTCTAAACACTCAGAATGCACGCTGGGCTGGACCTCTCGCTGCAATGCCTTCAAAAGGCTTTAATGAGCCTGAAATTTTCATCCCTGCTAAAAAGCTTATGCTCATGACTCTGTCAGGAACAGAATCTAATCCTGCAGGTGTGTCACCGATGATAGGTTGCTACAGATCTTTCCGTGAGAAAGTTTTGATTGAAAACCTTGAGGTTGTTGGCTGCTCCAAAGACCTTGGTGGTGTGCTTGAGCTGAAAATTCCTTCCAATATTTTGAACAAGGCCAGCATTGACCCGAATTCGATGGAAGGGAGAATGGTTGCAGATCTTATGTTGGACGCAGCAAACGCCCATAGTGGGGAGCAAAGTTTCTTTATACTTCCGTCTGATAGAGATAAGTCTGGTAAAGAGCTTTACTCCATGACCCTGAAGGGGGTTGATGGTATGGGTAAGCAGTATTCTACTAAAGATTTGATTGATGCCCGTAAGAAGGCGATTCTTGACCGTTTCGGTGCTGGCTTTATTAACCTCGGTAACGATAACGTCGGATCCTTCTCCCTGTCTGAGTCAAAACAGTCTATCCATGGTCATTTTGTTCAGCGTGATATAGATATTATCACTGAGGCCTTCAATAAAGATCTTATTCCACAGCTTCTGGCATTGAATGGTATCATCCTTGAAGATGATGATATGCCTAAACTGAAACCTGGCCTTATTGAAGAAGTGGACATGGAGAGCTTCTCCAAGTTTGTCCAGAGGATTGGTGCTGTAGGTTACTTGCCAAAAACTCCTGCAGTAATTAATAAGATTCTTGAAGTAGGTGGGTTTGATGAAAGATTTGACGAGGACATGGATCAGGAAGAGCTAATGAAGCTCTTGGGCCAGGACATCAGCAGGGCTGGCGATGGAATGGCTGCAGGATCCACTGGCAACGGCACTTCTAAGATGTCATCAACCAGAGATAATTCCATATCCAACATGGAAAATTAAAAATTATCAACACAGGGGGTTGCAAAACCTCCTTTGGCGTGATAAAATAATCCACATGGGGAATAAGATGCCACAGGAAGAAATGATTTCCTACGAAATCATCTACGAACCGGACACTAAAGACGCTCACGGTGAGTGGATGAGTAAAGACACCATCAAAAAGGCTAAAGATAATTGGGACGCAGCATACGCCGCAGGCCTAGTTTCTGAAAACCTTTTCCACTTGACCTCTACAGATGCTTTCACTATTGAAAAGACGTGGATTCAAGAAGAGTTTGATGTTGTAGTAATTGGTACTGAGCAGGTCATCAAGGCTGGCTCTTGGGTTGCTAAAGTTAAATACAATAATCCTGAATTATGGGAAGCTAAGAAGGCTGGCATTGTTGGTGGCCTAAGCATTCAGGCAACAGGTAATGTTAATGAAGAGACGGGCGAAATTACCAATGTAAATTTCGGGATCAGTGTTGTAGAAGAGGGCAATGAATAATGTCTGAAAAAACAATCACTATTAAAGAGAAGGGGATTGCCCTGTGCCATAAGGCGCAAGGCTATAGCGCTAACAACAGACCTGTATCCCTTTTGATGAAGAGTGATCTTCAGCCTGAGCAGTTGACAGACGATATTGTTAAGGCACTTCGCCAAGTTACTGTGGAGCTTAGTTTTGAAGAATACCTGCGTCGTTTCTTCGATATGTGGTATGACGATGCTAAGGCACTGGCTCACCTGCTTGGGTTCGAGATTGAGGAAGAAGCTTGGGCAAAAGAACACCCAGATTGGGAGTGGGCACAGGCTGATGCAGAGGCTTGTGTGCAGTGGTTAGAAGAACGTTGTGACAACGTAACCATTCACAAAGCTGCTAAAGAAGGTAAAGATTTAAGTATTGTTGACCAATACACTCTGCTGAAAACCCAACAAGTTTTTGAGCAGATGACCGCTGATCTCTTCGATGAAGAAGGGAAACTTATTAAAGCGGCACAGGAAACCACAGAAGAAGTTGTTACAGACGCTGTGGACAATGTTGATAAATCCGCAAATACCGAGGAGAATCCGGTGGAAGACGTAACCAAGTCTCAAGAGTACCTGGACCTGCTGAAACAGTTCGAAGAACTGAAAGCTACCAATGAAAAAGCTGAAGAAATCATCAAGGCTCAGGTAGAAGTTGAAAAAGCTAAAATGCTGGAAAAAGCTCAGGCGTTAAGCTTCACCACTGAAGAAGACCACGCATCTCTGGTCGAATTCATGCTGGATAAAGCTAACGCCCCTGTTGTTGAATTGCTGGAAAAAGCTCAAGCTCGTATTGCTGAACTGGAAGCTAAAGTTGAAAAAGCTAAAGAAGAGTTCGCAACAACAGAGCAAGGTAAAGATGGTGATGTCGTGGTGGACGACATTGCTAAATCTGCTGAAGACATTATTGCTGAAAACGTCGCTAAAGCTCTGGCTCGCGCACGTAAAGAATCCAATAAATAATTTGTTTAATAGGGGAAAATAATGATCACCACTCAATATTCTGATATCGTGCTCGGCAAAGTTGATTCTAGCGATGCAGGTTTCAACTTTAAAGAAATTGAAATCACTCTCACTGCTGATCACGTTGCTGGCGCAGTAGTTACCAAAACTGGCGCTCTGGCTAATAAAGATGGCACAGACACATTTGGTGTTCTGGTTGACCGTGCACTTCTGCCGGACTCTGCTGGCAAAGTTAATCTGGCAGAGCCTCTGACTGTGGGTCAGAAATACAAATTAGTCGTTGCTGTTCGTGGCGTTACTTTCGCTAAAAAACACCTGAAAGTAGCCAGCGGCGAAGCTGCACCTGCTGCAGTTCTGGAAGCCCTCGAAGCCAAAGGCAACAAAGTTCAGGAATAATCCTAGATCTTTGGGAAACAAATTTTAAAGTTATTTGGAGAAAATAATGCGTAAAGATGATTTTGGTATTGTTGATTTAGGTGCTACTCTTGAACTGGTTCCGCGCCAATATCGCCTGATCACTGGTATGGATCTGTTTGAAACCCATCTCGGCACCTCAACAATCGCACAGATCGAACGTGTTGATGAAGTGGTTGGTGATATCGCCGCTCGCCGTCGTGGTGGTGAACGTAACTACGTTGATAGCGAACGTGCACAGATCAAAAACCTGAACATCCCGTTCTTCCCACTGGATAAGGGCATCACTGCTGCGGACGTTCAGAACTTCCGTCGCTACTTCACCCCAGATGCACCGAAAACTGTGCAAGACGTGGTTACTCGTGTAGTTCGTCGTATTCGTCTGAGCCACGAAACCCTGCGTGAAAAAGCTCTTTTTTCTGCAATTCTGGGTAAATCCTATGCGCCTGGCGACACCACCTGTCAGTATGACTATTACAAACTGTGGGGCGTTTCCCAGAAATCTATCGAAATCGATCCTAAAAATGCAGCACAGGACCCGATGGAAGTAATCGAAGATGCACGTCTGCACATTGCTCTGCAGGCTGGTGACAACGCTGGTGCTTACAACATCATCGCGCTGTGCTCTCCGAAATTCTTCTCAGCACTGGTCCATCACCCGCTGGTAGAGCTGGCTTACACCTACTACAGCTCTTCTCAGGAACCGCTGCGTCGTCGTCTGGGTGCAGGTGGTGAGCAGAGCATTTACCGTGTGTTTGAACACAAGGGTATGACCTTCATCGAAGACATCTCTGGCAACATTCCGGACGGTGAGGCTCGTCTGATGCCTATGGGTATCGATCAGATGTTCCAGCTGCACTTTGCTCCGGCTGACACTCTGGAGGATGCAAACACCCCAGCTCAAGAGCTGTATATGTGGTATAAACACTCTGCCTACCTGAGAGAACAGAAAATCGAATCTGAAACCTCTATGCTGGCAGTTAACACCCGTCCAGAGCTGGTTGTTAAAGTAACTCTGAAAAGTGAATAATCACTAAGGTGATTCATCCCATATGGGGAGGGGGTGTTCTCCCCTCCCCTTTTTTATTTATTAGGGTTTAACAGGAGTGTCCCGTGAATAGAGCCGTGTATCCAGTCGAGTATGATCCTCTATTAAGAGTTTTCAATAATCAGTTAAGTTTTTATCAATTTTTAGCACAATATAACCCAGAAATCAATGTTGGTTTATCAGCCCTGCTGCCACCAACAGAATTCGTTATTGGCAGTGTTCACTATCCGTGCAGAACGATTGTAGACTTCTTCGATAAGATTGCAAAACACACAGGCCTGCCAATTGATACTGGTATTTCAACCATCCGTATGGGTGTTATTCTTCTGTTCTTCACAGAGAACCTTGATGAAAGCACTTTAACACTGCAAAGCGGTGATGTCAATATCACACTCACCCCGTCAGTGTTTAAAGAGGTAGATGCCGCTTTCAAAGTTTCAGTGGCAGAAGGTCATCTGTGGGACCCTGAAGGGATGCCCAAAAAAGTGACCATAAACGATGAGCAATGCGATGTTGCTTATGCAGAAGATACCCAGACTTTCACCATCGAGTGGCCTAAGAAACGTTCTCAGGTTGTAAATCTTGGGCTGACTTCTACAGTAGCTCCAGAACCTGAACCAGAGCCGGAGCCACCTGTAGGTCCTACTGAACCTGGTGGTGAGGAATCACCAGGCCCTACTGCACCGGAGGGTACGGAAGGTACTGAGCAGGATCCTGAACAGGCACAAGAATCAAGATCTTCCAGTAATGATATTGATGCCATACTACAGCAAGCCGCAGCTCTTAACAACGAAGATGACAAGAGTGGTTCGAAAGATGCACTCCAAACCTTCGCTAAAGAGCACGGTGTTACCTTAAGTAAGGCAAAAACTTTCCAAAATATGATGAAAGATTTTGAGGCTGCACTGGCATAATTTTGTTAAGGCCCCTTCCAAATCAGGAATGGGGCTTTATTTTTACGAGGTATTTCAAATGGCATGGTATGAAGATGAAGAGATTATCCCGTCACCGCCTAACCATGATGGTGTAGTCGATACCCCAGAAGAACCACCAAAAGAAGATCCTGTGCCTCCGGAACCTGATCCAGACCAACCTCTTATCGATATTATGAGGTTATTGCTTGGAAATGTTGATGAGGAAACACTCCCTGATGAGGTAATTAAAACATTCCTTGACATGGAGAAGCTGAAACTAAATTATCCGGCAGACCCTGATAAGTTACCACTGCTTAAGTACAATGTGCTTGTGCAGCTTGTGCGGTGGCTGATGATGCAGGAAGTGTCCAGCGGTAATGCAAGTATAACTTCTCGTCTGGAAAAAATAGGTGATGAGACCATAGAAATTCGTGGCGGATCTTCCTACGCCCAGTGGAAAGATTTTCTTGATTGGCTGCTGGCACACCCAGATTATGTAGACTCTGAGCTAGATGCTTATAGCAGAATGATTATCATCGGTGGTGTTCGTGTAGACGAGGGAATTCGGGTTAAATTTAATGAAAACAGTAACGGCCCGTTCGATGTTCAGGGGATTACACCTATTAGTGGTCTAAATAATCAACCTCCTCGCCACCCAAGACGCAAACGCAGTTTTTAAAAATTGTTGCTTTTGATGTATCTTTGTGGTAAAATACATTAGTGAGAAATATAATGCTAAAGGTTAGATGTCAAACAAGGTTCAACCTAAAGCGTTTAGATCGCTTTTATAAAGACCTTGTGAAACTTGAAAGCAAAACAATAACCTACGGCTTTTATGATGAACCTCACCCGTCAGGCTTAAATATGGCAACATTGGCAGCTATTCACAACTTCGGTTGGAACGGGCTGCCTGTTCGCAATTTCATGGAGACGGCCTTTGCATTTCACAGCACGCAACTACAGACCTTAACAGAAAAATTGTTGAGAGCTATGGCTAGAGGATCAAGTGCAGAGGCTGTTCTTAGGCAGATGGGGGACACAGGGGCCAAAGCTATCCAGTTTGTTATTGAGGCTGGTCAGTTTAGTAACCCTACTGTTAGTGAGCAGTGGGCACAAGAGAAGGGCTTCAACGAGGCTATGCGGCATTACGATGTGCTGCTTGAATCTGCAACCTTTAAAATTGGACAGTAAAAAATAAGGGGGTTGAGTGGCAGCAGGTTATAAGCTGATAGGAAAGAACAGGCTAATACCTCGTAAAACATTCAAAGGTCGCCACAGAGTGTATAACAAAACAGTTGGTGGTCCTTTTGCTAACGAGGGGTTAGAACTTGAGTATGAAGAGTTTGATGTCTTAGAGTGTGTTGTGCAGCCGTTGACAGGAAGGGCAGCTAAAGATTACTCCTCCCAGATAAATCCTGAAGGTGACAGACAATACGAGGCTTTTACAGTTTACTCCTCAACCAAGTTGTATAGTCCAGACGAAGGAACATATGCAATGGCTGATCAAATTCAACTGCCTGACATCCGTGGTGACCTGAAGTGGTTTACCGTTTTAAAATGCGATTCTTATGTCACGTCTGGTGGTGGAAGATATAGATTTTTTGTGGTAGAAGAGCCTGAAGGAGAAAACTGATGGAAGCTTTCGAAAAAGTTTTTTCTGATCTTGAAACAACCATCGCTAAGCTTGTCAAGGTTGCCACAGGAAGAACTGTAGTTCTGGCAGAAAGCTCTACCATACCGAAGCCGGAAGGTGAGTTTGTACTTTTGCAAACCCTGGCGATCAATCCCACCACTTGGGAAGATAATGAGTTTCAAGATGCGGAGGGTAATGCTTACGTCACCCACAGTTATACTGTTACTTATCTGTTAACAGCTTATCGCGGCAGGGCATATGCTGCACTTAGCAGAGTATTGCAAGCAATAAACCTTCCAATGTTTTATGACAAGTATTTCCCTCTGGGATCGTGCTTTGCCTACTCTAACAATTCAACAATTTCACCTCAAAGGGTGCCGTTGAATAAGCAGACGTATGAAAATAGAGCTACCGTAATGCTGACATTTAACGTAAGGTTTGTTGAGACAGACATTGGGGCTTTTGAGGATCTTCAGGGAATTAAGGCTGAAATAACCACACATTTCCCTTCACCCAATTCTGGTAAAGCGGTTACAGACAGTGGTCAGTAATCGTTATAATTGTGTAGTGTAATGATTACACTGCGTGTTTGATATCCGTGCACAGATATTAAGAGGAAACAAATGCCATATTTAGATAAAGTGGTAGATGTTACAGTTAACCTCGGAACCCAACCTATTGACACTGTAGGTTTCGAAACTCCCCTGTTCATCGCTATCCACAACAACTTTACTGAGCGAGCTCGCGTATATGCGGAGCTGGATCAGATGGTGGAAGATGGTTTCGCACAAGGCTCTGCAGCGTATGAGTTTGCAGCAAAAGCTTTTGGTGGTGTATTCCCTCCACAATATGTTATGATCGGCAGACAGGCCAAAGAAAAAACCACTGTAGACTTTAAGGGTATTGCTGCCGCAGCCGATACCGATGTCGTAATGACTATTGCAAAAGGTGGCTACAATACCTCTTTGATAGTTCCTATCTCTGGTGGAACAGCTGCAACTCAGATTGCAGAATCAATGAAGACTAAAATCGAAGCAGATGATAACTTGGAAGATATCACTGTGGAGGCTTCTGAAGGTGTTATCACCATCACTGGTGACTGTACTGTTGGTTATCATACTGGTAACTATACAATCAAAAATATCGCCAATACTGAAAAACCTTCTACAGTAGTTGATAAGATCAATGCTGAGCGTGACAATTGGTACTTCCTGTGCCATGAAGACCACACCGACATTGAAGCATGTGCTAAGTGGGCTCAGGCTAACTACAAGCTCCATGTCTACTCTACTGCAGAAGATGTGACTGGCAAAGATAGTAACATCGCTACCAAACTGAAAGCTGCACAATATGACAGTGTTGGCATGTACGATCCTCGTGCAGATAAGGACTTCCCGGAGGGTGGTATCATAGGTGCTATGGCATCCAACGATCCGTCCTACGGTGACAGCTTGCACTTAAAACAGATGCCGGGTGTGATTGCACCATCTCTGACTTTAACTCAGCGTATGGCGATTTGGGAAAACCACGTTAACTTCTACAGAATGATTAACGGTGTTGGCGCTTTCTGGGAAGGTAAGTGTGCTTCAGGTCAGTATGCAGACGCTATTCGTTTTGCACACTGGATCAAGTTCAGATCTGAAGAATCCATGTTTGGGTACATGCATCGCCGCTCCAACATGGGTTTAAGCATGAAGATGTCTGATGATGATCTTCCGGTTATCAAATCTGTTCTGATGAACAACCCGATCAATACTGGCATTAAGAATGGCGCGATCCTGACAGGTTTTGACGAAGACAACAATGTGTTCTACGACCCGATCATCACAGTTCCTAAACGTGCAGAGATCCCAACCAATCAGTTGGCTGCTCGTGTTCTGGAAGGTGTGAAAGTAGAACTGGTGTATAACAACGCCCTGCACTTCGTTCGTATCCGGATCAACGTCCTTCTGGACAAAGTTGGTTCTAAATCCACCAATGCTGTTGCAATGACTGAATAAGGAAGACTAGATGGAAACTCAAATTTTAACTCCTTATGCTTATGACCCTAAAAAGGTCAAACTGTACCTGATGCAGCAGCGTGTCACTGGCTTCGCTGCTGACACCAAGATCGTTGTTTCAAGAAACGAAGACAACATCTACCCTCACGTTGGTGTGGATGGCGAAATGTCTGCAGCCCTGTCTCGTAACCAATCTGGTGTTATGACTGTGTCTTTGCAGAACACTTCTGTATGGAACGCTTACCTTTCTGACTGGCAGAAACAGGCATCTATTACTGGTCTGGTATTCTTCCCGGTTCTGCTGGAAGGTAGCCAGGGTCCTGGTATTGCTACAATCGGTTGGATCCAAAAACAGCCTGACCTCACTTACGGAACCGAAGTAGGTCAGCTGGACTGGGATATCGGTATTCTGGATGCATGGCTCAACCGTGACAACATCACTGGTGCTCTCACTGGCCTCGCAGGTCTTGCAGGTATTATCTAAGGGCACACTTTAGTATAAGCCTCACCTTCGGGTGGGGCTTTTTTGCTTTTATGGTTTTGACAAACTCTTTTGGATTGCTTGAAAGGTTAAATTGACAATGCACCATAATCATGGTAAAATACACAAATATGGTGCACAACATGACTAATAAGGATGCTATAAAATGGCTATAAACTTTAGACCTACAACAGAGATTGATTTAGCAGGGCACAACTTTGTGATCACCCACTGGGGACCGATGAAAGCAATGAAAAACATGCCTAAAATCGGTAAGATTGTGGCTGTCCCACTAGGTGCTATCGGTGGATCTATTCTCTCAGGTGGTCAGAATATGGCAGAGGTCCTTCCTACAGCCCTGGCCTACCTGTTCCAAGAACTTGATGATAACTCTATTGAAGAGTTATTTAAAATCTTGTTCGAAGATATTACCGTGGATGGTGTGGATAAGCTTAACCCTGATGTTGTGTTTGCAGGGCATCTGCTGGAGATGATTAAGCTGGCAGGTAAGGTTCTGGAGGTTAACTACGGCTGTTTTTTCACACAAGACGGTTTAGGAAGCCTTCTGGAGATGTTACAGCAGATGGGTATGATCCAGCAGGTGAACAATCTGGATCAGGCTCCGGAAGAGCAGGAATAAGCAAGGTTGTTGTGAGGGCCAGTGAGTGGGCAGCCAAGAACAGTTCACTTAACTGGTTCGACTTTCTTTGGTGCAGGGTGCTCAAGAATTTCAAAGGGGAAAATTTTGAATCGCTAAATCTTGCAGATATGGCGTATTTCCTGAAACTCTGTGAGTATCTTGATATCGAAGAATTCCTAGATACCGTCCAAAACAGGGAAATGGAGCGGGAGCAGAAGGCTGCCGCAGCTGCTGCGAAAGCTAAGCGCAGGAGAGGATAATCTAAGGGCCGGATTCCTTTTCTGGGATCTGGCCCTTTTTATTATGAGGAAAGCATGGCTACAAACAAAATAGTTGCCACAACAGTCAACAAGATTGGCTTTGAGATAGAGAACTCCTCCTACAAAAAAGCTGTAGAGAAAATTCGCAGTATTGGGAGGGAGTTCAGGAAACTGGGCGAGGATTTTAACTCAGCCAACCCAATGAGTAGATGGCAGGCAGTGGCTGTTAAAACCCAGCAAACAATGCAGCGGGTTGCCAGACAGCAATCTCAGGCAAATGCTAAACTGCACAGGGAGAGCGTAACACAAGCCAAGAAAGAGGCTGCAGTAAGGGCTGCAATAGAACGTAGGGAGAACGCGAGACGTAAACAAGCTGTAGGTAATCTTACCGCTAAAAATCCAGAAATGGCTAGGATGCGTAAGTTCTACCAGCAGCAAGCTAAAGAGGCCAAAAAGGCTGCCAAATCTGCACCAGTGTCTTACGGCGGTTATAAGGCACCCAAGGCAAGAGTTTTGGCTAATGCCAAATCTTTCAAGTATATCCCCGGTAACCCTAATATGGGTGGTGTGGCTTCCGACCCTAACCTTGTGAAAGCTCAGACAGTAGCTATGAATCGTTATCATAGACAGCTAAGAAGGGACAGTAAAGCTGGTATGGATAATAGGCTTATGTCGGATCGTGAGGCAAGGAGAACCCACCTCTACAACTCTGCGATAAGACTTTCTGCCAAGTATGGAGCCGGATTCCGTGGAAGCTTGCCTGGATACTCAGAGTTAGAGTCCAGGTTTGCTCGCGGAGAGATGAAAAAGTCAACCTTTAACGCCCACCTGTCAGCTCTGCAGTCTGGGTTTAAAAGCGCCACCAGCCAAACGCTTACACTAGGCGATGCCTTGAGAGACTTACGTAGATCTGTTATTAATGCAACAGCTGCGTATACAGCTTTTTCTGGATTTGCTGCGGTGAACAGATCCGGTCACATGATGGAGGGGGCAAGTGCTGCTCTTACTGCTGTTACTGGAGATCCAAACAAAGCCAACAGTGAAGTTGCGTTTGTCCAGCAGGAGGCTATGCGTCTTGGTTTTGATCTCAAATCTGGTCTTCAGGGTTATTCTCAGATGGCGGTTAACGCCAAAAATCAGATGACGAACCAAGAGGTCCATGAGCTATTCTCTGCATACTCACAGTATGCTGCTGCTTATGGTGCCGATGAGGTAAAATACCAGCGCGGTATTATGGCAATACAGCAAATGCTTGGTAAAGGGCAGGTAATGTCAGAAGAACTTAAGCAACAGCTTGCTGAGGCGTTACCTGGGGCGTATGAACCTTTCATCAAGGCCACCAAGGAGGCTTTTGGTCTTTCTGAACTCTCCATGGATCAGTTCATGGACATGATGAAGAAAGGTGAGGTTAAAACAGCCAAGATCATGAAGTATGTGGCTAAGTACATGAACGAGGCATCTGCAGCTGGTTATGAGAGAATGCAGAAGTCTAACGTGCTGGCAGAAAACAGACTGAAAACCTTCATCGAACTGTCCCGTCAGAAACTGTTCACCCGTTGGGCTGACGAACTAACAGAGTTATATTATACACTGATTCGCACTGGTGAGACTTTGCAATTTGTGTGGGATGCCTCTGGTGATTTTGTTAGCGGGTTTGTGAGAGGTCTTAACTGGGTAGTTGGTGAACTAAACAACACTATAGTCAAGATCCGCATGTTTTTTCTTGAATGGGGGATTAAATGGGGATTCATAACAGCTAAGACGAAGGAATATTCTGAAGAGCTTCATGACACCTTTAGCTATGCTAAATGGGCAGGGTTTGCTGCTGCCATCATGCTGGTCGTCAACGCCCTAACAAAAGGTTTTGTCATGGCATCTATGCTTGTAAAAACCTTTAAATTCCTTAGTTCTCTAAGAGGTGCAGCTGGAGCAGCAGGTGCAGCTACTGCAGAAGGATCTGGTGGTGGCGGCGCGGCAGGAAAAGGTGGAGGTGGCCTCAAGACACCTGGTGGTAAAGTTGGCATACTTGGCAAGCTGGGCATTATCGGCACAATATTAAGTGCCGGAGAGCTATTTAATGACCGTTTCAACCCGCTGAGTGAAAGAAATCAGCAGCTGGATACTATCAGCGATATGATTCGCAAAGATATTATATCTGGAGGTAACGGGTTTGTTGATCCTTTGGACACCTTACCGGGCGGTACCCTTCCGTTGCCAGGTGGCCCTGGTTTTGCTTCTCAATTAAGAACTATGGAAATGCTACCTTTAGAGATCAGTGATGGGAAAATCACTATTTCAATAAATGAGGGCGAGTTTAACAAAATAATTGATGCAAAACTTGAGTGGGAGAACAACAAAGATATTAACTTTATGTCAACAGATCTTTGGTAATAAACGGCACATAGGGGGCTCCGGCCTCCTTTATTTTATCGGTGTTGTAAAAACGGCTATTTTATGATACAATATCTAGATGGTATCGGAGTGTCCTGGAGAGGTTATGCCAAGCAATATAGTTGATGAAAAAGACCTGTACAAGCCTCAAGAGGTTAAATCTCCAAAGGCTGAAAAGGCAGAGCAGCAAACTGAAAGCGATGTAAAGTACACTATGTTTGTCAGTGGTCTTAACTATGGTGGTCGCAATACGGAGATGAAGGGTAAAAACTTTACTAACGATCTTGCCATTATCTTCGATCAGGTTGAGAACTACTCTTTCAAACATTCTGTTGATAAGACCGGGTTTGCGGTAGAAGATAAATCTACCCTGTCAGACCACGCTGTAATTAAAGATGGTGTATTTTCTTTTACTGGTAGGGTAAATACATCTCCACATATAATTTATGAGCAAAACTACATTGACAGGAATACTGACTCTAAAAACCCTGCAGCATCTATGCGACCAGGCGCTGCACTGGAGGCTTTGACTGAGATCATTAATAAGCGCCAGTTGGTTTCTTTGGTTACCGAGGAGAGACTTCTTGAGAACTACATCATAACCAGTCTTTCTGCCAACAAGTCTGTTGGTGAAGGTGCTGCGATGGTGTTTGATGTAGAACTTACAGAGTTCCGCACATTCTACTTGAACAAGGTTGTTAATGCAACTGTATACAGCAACCCTAAGAAAGTAGGCAAGACCCAGCAAAAAGGTGCTGTCAACGACTGTAAGAATGGCAGTAACGTAGGTAACAAGAGGGACACAGGGGCATTTGCAGACACTGCATCCACAAATGCCGCAGAAGAGTGGCAGCCATACAAATCTATGATGTGGACGGATGAAAACGGTGTTACCCAATCCGCAGCAGATTGGTATTATCAGGAATATGGAAGACCTTCTACCATAGTCCCATCTGAGCAGGGAAACTACAACAAAGTTAACGGAAAATAAGGGGAGCGTGTAATGGAACTTAAAGATTGGTGCATAATCACCTTTGTGTGGGACATTGACGGCTTTCCTGATCAAACCATGCGTGTTGTTTTAGACAATGAGACGTATGAAATGCGTATGCAATGGAATGAGAGGGATGAGTCCTGGTGGTTATCTCTTGGTCCGGTAGGTGACAGCCCTTTAGTAACCAGAAAAGTAACAGCTTGTCAAGATATTCTAGACGGACTGCATTACAGAGACGATTTACCGAAAGGTAGATTGATGGCGCTGTCGTTTAAAGACGATCAATATTGGGGCAGGGTTGGAAGATACAACCTTGGAGCAAGATCTGAGCTACAACTTGTATACGGCACCCCGGTTGATCTTTACAAGGAACAGCAAGGGTTAGAATAATGGCAGAGTACAGACGTAGAACATGGCGATTATTGTTTGGTCGTCCTGTAGAACATGGTGGTAAATCAAAAACCAATATCCCAAAATCTGTTGAAAAGAAAGGGGAGAGTGATTCCGGAGTTTATGAAGTTAGCTCAGACACTGGTGCTGCCAATATAGAGTTTGACATACAAAAGGACAATACCAAAGAGCCAAACAAAGGTTATGTGACAGTTTACAACCTGTCTGACGATACAGTTAACTATCTGGATATGCATCAGGCTGATGCCCTTGCAGTTATGTTTGAAGCTGGCTATGATAATGAGAACCAGTTGATATTCTCCGGAACTGTAGAGTTTGTTGAGGACAGATGGGAAGGTCCGACCAGAAAAACTAAGTTCATCTTTGGGGATGGTACTGAGAACATCATTAAGTGCCAAAGCACAAGATCTTATCAGAAAGGTACACCTCTGAACTCTGTGCTTAATGACCTGCTGAAGGATATGAACTTGCCAAAAGGTAGGGTTGTTGGTTTTGGAAACCAGACTTTACAATACTCTATGGCTTTCTCTGGGAACACTGCAGAAAACCTCCGCAGGTTTGCAAGGCTGACAAACTCAACATTTAGCGTTCAGGACGGGGCTTTATATTGGACCAAGGTTGGAAAAAGGTTCAAGGACTCTGTGTTTGAAATAAGTGCAGAGTCTGGGATGCACGGATCACCCACACCTAAAAACCCAGAACCTGCTAAAAAACGAAAAGCTAAAGCTGCTGCGAAAGGTGGCACAAGTAAGAAAAAGAAAAACCCGAGAGAGGATGTTGGTCTTACTGTAACCACATGCCTTAACGGAGCTATCCTCCCAGAGTCCACCATTTATCTTAAAAGCAAGCAATATACAGGCTTCTATAAGGTGATCACGGTGCATCATAAGGGCACCATAGAAGGTGGTGATTACACTACAGAGCTTGGCCTTGGGGAAACAGTGGGTGGAGTTGTTGACAAAACTGAGGAGGTATAATGGCAATAAATAGGAAAGATGCTGCTGTAAGATCCTTTATAGAAAAAATAATGAGGGACTACCACACCAGTATCAGGGCCAGAGTTGTCAGTGTTGACTACAGTATACCTTCTGCAGCCGTGCAGCCAATAGCTGAAACTACGTTTGATGACGGAGATGTGGAGAGATACCCTCTTATCTATGACGTTCCAATTCAGGTGATGTCTGCAAACAGCGGAAAGGCAAGGTTAACACTCCCTATTAAGGCTGGAGATGTTGTAGGATTGCAGTTTTCAGAGAGAAATGAAAACAATAACGACGATCAACAAACTCACGGCCTGTTTCCAGGGTGGGCAATCACCTCTGTTCATTCAGACTCAAACGCCTTACAGATCGATCCTGATAACGTAGAGCTATGGAATGATAGGGTTTATTTTAAACTGACACCTTCTGGCGATTTTGAGCTTCAAACACCTGGTGGGACATTACGGTGCGACAGCAGCGGGGAGTTTTCTTTCACTAACGGGGCTGCCAATTTGCGAGCTGCTGTGGATGGAAATATCAGAATGAATGGTGCCACAATAGACCCATCTGGTAGAATTATAACTGCTGCTGGTGTGGATTTGGATTCATTCTATGCAGAATATAAAGGTCATACCCACTCTTGCCCTGATGGCGAGACAAGTGGACCGCACTAATAGAGGGCTTTCATGGCTACGCTTTATAGTGATATATTGATGGACCCACAAACAGGCGATTTGGCGATAGACAAAGGTCTTGAGTTGATAGATTCAAACCAAGTAAGTCTGCGCCAGCGCTTGTGGATGAGGTTTAATACGTGGAAGGGGAGCTGGTACTTTGACGAGTTGTTTGGCTTCCCTTATATGGACTTTCTAAGTAAGAAGGTCATGAAGACTGTTCTTGATAACAAGATCATGGAAGTGGCAAGACAAGAGCCGGATGTGCTAAACATCATAAACTTCCAGTCTACCATGGATCGAAGATCGAGAACGTACCAAGCGTTCTTTGAGGTTGTTACCAAAGAGAACGAGATTGTAAGGCTGGCTTTCGTAGGTCTTGATCAGTTCACCTACCCACAACCTGATTCTGGGACAACCTCTCTCTGTGATGATGAGGGTTGGATTAAGTGGGCTAATAAACTGTACTACCTGATCAACTTCAGATTACCTAGAACCGGAGATGCCACATGGTGGAACCAGTATGCTGGTCCTGAGATGGAAAACCCGATCCCTGTAGGCTCTCTGTTGACTCAGGATAAAGATCTGCTGATGACTGAGGCAGAACAAACCATTAACCGCAATACCTGGACGCTTGCTCCAGATGAGCGCGAATACTCTGGTGTTATTGCTACCTCCAATGACGAGGCTATTGCCAACCAGTCTGGTCGTGCTATTGATGTTAACTAAGGAGAAATCATGGCTGTAGCTTATCCTACAATACCAATTCCAGATCTTGAAGATGCAGAAACAGTCCTGAGTGATGACTTCTTGGTTGTCAACCAGACTGATGGGACAAGAAAGGCTAAGATTGACGATGTTGTCAACGATCTTAGCATTACTAAGATAGTCTATTTCACAGAGGGTGGTTATCTTAAGAGCAAGAAGGACTTTGCTTATGACCCAGAAACTAAGCGCTACTACACGTGGAACGGGGATTATCCTAAAATAATCCTCCCAGACTCCACTGTAGAGGGTGCTGGAGGTGTGTCTGCAAATGCCTGGTCTGTTTTTGGTGAGCTTGCTGCAACTTCTTCTGGCAGAATAGTTGATTACGGATCTATCGGTGGTCAGCTTGATATGGATCTTGAAGTTGCGGATACCTTTAAGGTTCGACTAACTTCAAATACCACAATCTCTTTTGAAAATCAAACAGAAGGTCTTGAAGGGGTGGCGAGAACTATAACCGTATGCATTACTCAGACCTCTGGCGGCAACAAAGTCTATTGGCCTGGTAATGTTAAATGGTCCTACGGAAGAGATCCTATCCTAACATTTACAGCTGGTGCAACAGATATTTTCAAGTTGGAAACCTACGACAACGGGTTAACTTGGTACGGGGCACTGATTATCGCAGGAGCTATCTAAGATGCGTATTCAACATAACATTGATAACGTATTTCAGATGATTGAGGGGCACAGGAAGTGCCTCGATAACAACACAGGTATTACCAATCTCCCCACGCAGAATAAACTGGTAAACCAGGATGGACTTATAGCGTCAGGTTGGTCAGGGAGTAAGATAAATAATGATTGGGCAATGCATGAAGCTCAGGCTGTGTTGATTCTGGGGTACATTGAGGCATACAGGGCATCAAAAAGCGATTTTTACCTAGATAGGGCCAAAGAAGCTTGGGAAGCCTACAACAGTCATCTTCTGGGTGCATATGCAGTAGAAAGTAAAATGCAAAGACTGTCCCACTACCCATTATCCACAGATGGAGTTCCATCACATGGTGGATTTAAAGATGTAGTGGTGTCTTTTACCAACGGTAGAGGGAAAATCCCAGCCGGATCTCCAACATGGGGTGAATATCTAGACAAGGCATTCCAAGCGTATAACGGTGTGCTAGGAAGAAACACTGTAGACTCCGATGTTTACGGTGGCACAGATGCTAACCCAGATTGGACAACATCCGGATTAAGTTGGTGGGTTGAGTGGTATATAGCATGGGATGGTAACCGCTATTGGGCCAACGGTAGCATAGCCGACAGTGGTCATACGTCTGTAGAGTTCGGCACAATCCAACTGCAGGATAAGGGTGTTACAGGCAGCCACAAGGTAACCTACTGTGTAAGATTGCCACAAGAGCAGGGTGGATCGGTGATACCTGCTGGATCCCCTGTAATTGTAAATCCTATAAATGTGGTTGCAGACAATCAAGCCCCAGAGTTGGACGGGGAAGAAATGTGGTGTGACGCTTGTTATCAACTCTACACCTTGACAGGTGAGGAAAAGTATTACACAGCGTTTAAGCAGTCTTACAACAAGCTGCTTAATTTCAGCGATATAAATGCCTACGACAAACTATTTAGAAAGACCACGTTAATTAAGGCACCGTTCACAGATGGTACTTGTCTCGTCGCAGGAACAGTTCCTGTCATGAGCAGGGACAGTGACGGGTATATCAATTTTAGAATGAACGCACGTCAGCCTTGCGAAATAATTCAAAAAGGGACTACATACAAGATAGGCAGAGATGCTGAAATTGTTATGAATTTCGGAGGAGAAGGGGTTCTGTTCCAGCCACACTTCATTCTTAATGATGGCAACAATAACAAAAAACAGTATAGGATAGGTGTACCTTTTGGAGGGGCAGAGGTAACAGAGACAGTTGCCAAGGTTACTGATTTCGTAGAGGTGGTTGGTAAAGATGGTAACCCGTATCTCTTACCAAAAGAGGAAAACATTGTCGTAAGCGGTGGCGCTAGTGTTAGTATGCAGTATGATACCGACATTTATAACCACTCCGACAACTTCACCCGTTGCAACATAGCAAGAGGCAAGGTAACTTTCAATTTTGGAAGAGAGATTTCTTTAAACTCAGTAACTTATCGATCAGACGATGAGATGATAAGGGTCAAATTTCTTGACAAAGACCGTTGGTTATGGTATGCTGATCTATATGCCACTAATGGACAATGGATAACAGAAACTCTTACTCTAGGAGATTTTAAACTAGACCCAACACAACCTCATCACACAGAAGATGAGATTAAACCTTTCTTTGCTAACCCTAAAGGAATTACCTCTGTAGATTTCAGTCTGAGCGACAGGCAGATAGGCAATGGCTTGTTCGATCTGTATTGCGTCAACACGCTGCCACAATTTTATGTTGCAGATAGGGATGCTTATCTGATCTGGTTTAGTGTATGGATGGCAAGCAAGACAGAATCAACAGCCAAGGTTGGTGATTGCTATGTCAGAAACTACAAGCAAGGTGCCTACAGGCACACCCCAGGTGTGTTCCCTGCCGGAAAGGTGATAGACAAGGAAAATTATCTCTTAGAGGAAAGGCCAAATTGGCCCTATCCTGGAATGCAATATCCGGTAGTCTACTGTATGGGTGCGGAAAACATAGATCGTCAAAGATTGGCAAATACAATTGGATTTATGTACGACTCCCAAGTTTGGTATAATAACACATTTAAAACAGAAGGACCAGTTGCATCCCGCTACGTATGGCAGAGGGGTAATGAGGGGTTAACTGGTTGGTGGGAGATGGTAGATAACTCTAAACTCCAATCAAGAGCCTTTGTTGCTGCGTGCCGCACACTCTATGAGCTTAAGAAACATAAAGAGCCTGTTGATGAAAGACTGTTCCTGTTCTGCCAGAAATGGGCATGGTTCCTCAACAGATTCCAGTCATCTCATTCCGGAAATCTACCTACAGACTTTAACACCTCTGGTGGATATTCTTATCAAGACAGAGGTGACAGGATGTGGGTGGTAGGTGAATGGCTTGCAGGTTGCTGCTGGTTAGGTCTATGCGGGTATTCAGAGACAATACCTCAAATAGATATTGTTGTAGAAGCCTGTGTGAAGTTACTGCAAAAGCACCACTTCATTAACGGGGATAATGTTTTAAACGGCTGCTGGGCAGTTTCTGATCCGGTAGGCTATCACTCTGGCGAAATCCTTCGCGGTCTGGGACTTTATGCTCAATACCGTGGATTGTACCTTTAACATAGGGGGCGGTTTGCCCCCTTTCAGGAGAAAGAATGGCTGATATTAAAGTTGTCAGAATTGAATCTCTTCCTGCCACTACCGCAGTGACAGAGGATGATTACCTGGTTGTTCAACAACCAGACCTGACCCGTCGTGTAAAAATTGGCGATGTTGTCCATGTGGATGGGACTGTTTCTCATGTAATCTCCTTTAAGGAAGGTGGTAAGTTAAACGGCCCAATGGATTTTGCCTACTTCGAAGAGGAAGACCTCTACCTGCGTTGGAAAGGCGAATTTCCACACACTGTTCCTGCACTGTCTTCACCATACTCTGACGGTGGGATCACCGACGCTGCATGGATGGTGTATACAGACCCGTCCTTAAGGGAGGAGCTGGAGTCTACCATTGGCGCATCTATGATCATGACAGCCGAGGGGCAGTCTGTACAGGATGTAATGGATGTTACTGTTCAGACAGCTAACGATGCCAAAGCACTTGCACAGCGGGTAGATTTTGGTACAGTGCATACTGTAGGCGATGTCATTCACCTTGTCAACTTTGTTGGTCCTGCAGTTATTGAAGAGGGAAGAACTACTAACTACCCTTCTGAAGCAGCTGGTGAAAAATTTCTGAACGGTGTGGTATCTCGTCGTGATACTACGACTGTTGATGGTATTTTCCGTGGCGCTACCTCTGGAGCCATGTATACCATTGCAGTAACCAACGGTGTAGCAACAACAAAAAGAATAGCACTCCGTGATGAATTTAAACGCCTGGAGGCAAACAACCCAACAAGAACAGTTATCCGTGCCGGAGATGATTTAAACACGGCAGGGTACTTGCAGCTTGATGCAACAGGCCGTTGGGGTATGTGGAACCAACAAACAGCCTCGTGGCAACCTCTTGCTATAGAGCAAGGCGGTACAGGAGCCAGAGATGCTGCTGGAGTCCGTGTCAATATCGGTGCTTTCTATAAGCAACGTGCAGCCCTTGAGGCAAATTTCAATATCAATAACTTGACTGGTAATCAGGACGGCATATACTACCAGCCGATGACTGCTAATGCAACTGAGGCAAATGGTTACCCTGCAGGTTCTGGGGCTGGTCACCTGATTGTTTGGCAGAACAATGCTAACGGTGGCACAGGCTGTCGTCAGGAATACTATCCATTCTCTAACGTAGATGTTTGGTATTTGAGAACCTATCAGGCCAACACAAACCAGTGGACTGCATGGCAGCCGATGGTCAGACCTCGGAATGATGACACCTTCAGATCTTATATCGGCCTTGGTAAAAACAACTCCCCTGCTTTCGGGCACCTTTACTTAGCTCAATACTCAGGAGATGTTAAATCTGCTTCAGGTATTCTCCATGGGGATAAATATAACACCGATGGTGTTCTTGAGCATGGATATAGGATCTACTCTGAGGTAAGAAACGACAATAAGGCTTGGCTGACAATCCACCTGCACAAAGGCGCAAAAGGATCTGAAACTCATAGATATTTAGGCTTCCGTGAGGATGGGGTCTTAGATTGTCCTAAATATATGCAGGTTGGTGATCTGAACGGTCAGCTGGCAAACTGGGGACTTGGAGAATGGATCCGCAGTTCAGGAGCAGAAAGAGGTTTCTGGGGATCTAAGAAAGCCGCCAAGATGGTCATCTGGGATGGCGGTATGGACGAGCAAGGTGAAGGAACGCTTGAGTGGGGTGTTTATAACAACCGGAAAGCCAAATGGGAACCACTACCGATAGCTTGTGGTGGTACCAGTGCCAGGACTGTAGGGGATGCTCAAGCACAATTCAGAATCCCTCTGGCAGCAGGTGCTAGACCATATGTAAACCTGCCTAGAACTGCAGCTATGCAGGACGGTAAGTATTATCCTATTATCGTCAGAACTGACCCCAACTTTGCAGCAACTATTGGGACAGATTTAACCATTGTCACCAGATCTTCTTCTGGCGGCGACCCAATGAACTGTGCTACACTACAGTGTCACTACAGAACTGGTGGCTGGACAGACAGAGGTGATTCTTTCCAAGGGGTTATTAATTTCTACCAAAACGAGAGAGCAATCCTCGGATGTGTATCTCCAACCAGAGGTAAGCAGGAGTATGTTGCATTCTATGTAGAGGCACGTGCATTCCCTGTTACAGTATATGCTGGCGCTACTGTAATAGAAGTGTCAACCAGGGAGGTTGATTGGCAAGTAGGCAACGTGACAGGTAACCAAGATGGTGTCAAGTTCTGTGCTCCTCTGGAATCTGCAGATTTGAGTCTTGCAATCAAAGGTGATGATGTAACAAACACCAGACCTCTGGTTGAGTTCAAAGGAACATCAGGTTTCTACACTGGTGGTGGAACTATGTGGCACTACCTGGGGACTCCTGAACGCTATGCAGTGATGAGCAAAACGAACATGCCTAAAGTCGAGCTGTGGGCAGACGGTCTTGACTATTTGTGCTACGGCGGTCCTAGAAAGGCATTATTCTCTAACGCGGGATTCCAGTGTGCATCTGACGGAACAGAGGATCTAACTAACGGCACGTTTACCTCTAAATGTGGTAATGGTGCTGGCCTTAAAGGCCAAGCAGAGTTCAGGTCTACTCCAGAAGCTGGTCAAGTTATTGTTCGAGATGTTGTGGGAACAGCTCATAGATTCTACAACTTCAACAAAGATGGTACTTTCTCAGCCCCAGGTGGTTTTGTATGTCATACTGGTGGAGACTGGAACAACCAGTTCGGACCTAATAACCCGTCAAAAATAATGGCTGGCAACGTCAACGGACCAGAAGGTTCGATGGTTGTTGGTGGGTTGTCTGTGGCGTTTTCTGGAAACTATGCCTTCCAAATGGCTGGTCGCCTTGATCAGTTATACACCAGATCTATTGAGGGTGGTAACCACAGGGCGTGGAACAAAGTTATTCAGCACCGTGGTCAAGGTCTGGGGACAGAAGACCTTAATGCCTACGATGGTAGCCGTGAAGGTTTCTATCACCAAGGTTCAAACGCTGACGCACTTGTAATAGATCGCCACTACCCTGCTCCGTACGCTGGTACACTGCTTGTTTACAAAAACACAGCTAACAGACCTCAAGGTTGTGTGCAGGAATATATCACCTATTTTGGTGACAGATATACTCGTGCTGGTAACTACGTTGGCGATGTCTTTACTTGGGAAGAATGGAGACACGATGCTGGTAAAGGCATTCAGTTAAGACCTAATTACACTTTTGGTGAAACCAGTAATCAACTGGAAATTCATGTCGGTGCTAATAGTCTTTCTAGCAACGCCGATAACTTACCTACCAATACAGGCAGAATGTTCTATTGGGGTAACGCAGACAGGAAGAACGTGCTTGAGTTTCAGGTAAACGACAACGCTGCATCTTCTAGCTGGGTATTCCACTGTGGCACTAGGTCAGACGAGGCTAAGTCAAGATATTTTGCTGTCAACGGTGTAGTAGAGTGCACCACTGTGAGCCAGAGCTCTGATAGAGACCTGAAGGACAATATAGAGGTTATTCCTAACGCGCTGGAAGCTATCCGTAAGATGAAGGGCTATACCTACACTTTAAAAGAGAATGGTATGCCTCACGCGGGGGTAATTGCTCAAGAGGTCATGGAAGCATTGCCAGAGGCAGTAGGGTCTTTCGTGAAAAGGAAGGAAATCCCAAACCCTGATCAAGATGGAACTCCTTTGATAACAGAAGAAAGGTTCTATAACGTTGACTACGCAGCTGTAACAGGCTTGCTTGTCCAGGTTTGCAGGGAACAGGACGATAAAATAACCGCCCTTGAGGAACAGGTTAAAAAATTGACAGAGGTTGTTACTGGGTTGCAAGAGAAACTGAAGTAACTGTTTTGCCCTCGCTTCGGCGGGGGCTTTTTGTTTGTATTGCGTATTAACTTAAAATCTGGTAAAATAACTATCATGATTGTTTAACCTGGAGGCACAATGTTTTTATGGGAAAGGCCTAGATACCTTCCAGATATCAGATTGGAGCTGCTGGCAGATATTGTTACGTTTAAAAGTCCGTTTACAGGTAAAACGCAAAAAGTGACCTATGCCACACCTAACTGGAAAGGCACTTTGACGGTTTCCAATATCAGCGAGTCACAGTTGCTAGAGCTTAAGAGCTTTGTTGATCAGGTGTATAAAGACGGGAACATTTTTCTTATTAAAACGTACGGTCACTCAGTAACAGCTAATGAGCCAATCGCCCTTGGGCCTACTGGTAACGACGATTTTTTGAAGACGGTCGGATGGGAGCCAAACAGAGACATAGCCAGAGCTGGGGATAAAATATCTGTTAACGATGAATTGAAAGTGGTAACAGCTCCAGTGCGCAGCGATGGTGTTGGGTCTGCTGTTATAAGCATATCTCCAAGACTTAGAAAACCTATTGCCGCAGGGGACACTATGAAGATAATAACTCAATCCCCAAAGGGTAGGTTTCATATCAGAGATATTTATAAAATTAAGCAAAAAGTCGATGCTATGCAAAAAGGTGATAATATAGTTATCAACTTCTTTGAGGATTTCTAAGATGATTAGAGCGCCATTAGATAATTTATTTCTTGAAAAGCTGGAGCTTGATAGTGTTGAGATCTTAATTGCTGCAAAGCTAGAGCTACCAACAGGGACTGTCAGGGTGTGCTCAGGAACTGGTGTTGTGGTGATTGAGGGGCAACATTTTATAGGGATAGGTGGATCAGCAACATTGACTGCTGTTTCTGAGAAAGATGCCACCAACTTCGGATCTGTGGTAGCAACATTAAACGGGTTTGATCCCAAGTATGTGGGTGATCTGCTGAAGACGGAGTATTCTGGTTGCCGTGCCACGTTATATATCACCGCTATGGAGAATGGTTTACCTGTCACAACTAATGGCTTGTTTGACGGTCTTATAACAGACATGGCTATTCAGACAGGGGAGAATAGTGCTTTGTCCATATCCATATCTTCCATCTTCAACAGCTGGTTAAGAGGTTTTCCTTATCGATACACAGAGGAGAGCCATAGCTCAAGAAACGATAATGACAGATTTTTTAAATATGTGGATCAGGTGGCAAGCCGCCCGATCATTTGGGAGGTTTAATGAGCACACACCCTCGTTTAGTAGACTGGCAAGAAAGATTGTGGAAAGTGTTTGACGAAGAAGCTACCGTCCAGTTTGAATGGGGATTCCACGATTGTTGCACTTTTGCGGCTAAATGTGTTGATGCCCAATATGGAACAGATTTTCTTTCTAACTTTGAAGGAACGTATAAAACAGAGTTGGAAAGCAAGAGATGGTGCATGCTCCGTTTCAAAACCACCCACCTGCCTACTATTTTTGATCTCTTTTTGACTCGACTGGATACTCCTAAACAGGTTCAGCGTGGCGATATTGTTATTTTCGAAGGTCTGAACGGGCTCACCGCTGGTGTGTTCTGGAACAACCAGATTTGGGCGAAAGGTGATAAGGGGATCTTTATGTTCGACATGAAAGATTCTATCGTTGTTGATGTTTGGAGGTATTAATGCCAATTGCAATGATTGATAACATCGTTGCTTCTGCAAGATCTTCGAGCTATGACTGGAACGCATCCAAGGCAGCTCTGGCTGACAGCCTGAACACTGTTACCACCAGAACCCTGGATAAGATTTTCGAAGGTAACAAATCTTACAGAAGTCAGCAAGATAGACAAAAGCTTCTCAGATCTTCTGCTGCACCTTGCTCTGTAGTGTATGGGAAGACACGCACATCTGGATTGCTTGCGTTTTTGGAGCAGGACAGGGACAGAACCCTTCATTGTGCTATTGTTCTTGCCAATCATCCTCTGGAAGGTGTAGAAGATATACTTATCGACGGTAATCCTATTTCCTCATATGGGGATTTGGTATCTTGGGAGCTACATAACGACAGAAAAACCTCTGATCCTTTCATGGGCACACACTGCCCTTCGTGGTCACCAGACATGATAGGTAGAGGGATCAGTTGGCTACGTGCCAGCTTTAAGTTTGACCCTAACAAGTTTCCTTTTGGGTTGCCAAACGTTACACTCGTCAAGGTTGGTAAAAAATGTTATGATCCTCGTATCAGTAAAGAGGTGTATACCAATAACGCTGCCTTGGTGATTCTGGACTATCTAAGAACGTACCTTAAATGTCCTGACGAAACCATCAACTGGGAGTCCTTCAAGGAAGCTGCCAACATATGCGACGAGGCTGTAAAAAACGCGGACGGAACCAGTGAGCGCCGTTACACCATTAATGGCGAGTTCGACATGGACGAAGCACCAGCAAGTATTATGGCAGAGATGCTGAAGGCTTGTGGTGCAGACCTTAGCTATGTGGCTGGCAAATATGGTCTGCTGGTAGGTGCATACTATGGCCCGGCAACAATGACACTGAGTGAGGACTGTGTTTGCGGTGAGGTTAAGATCTATCCTGAAGCCTCCTTCGACAAAAGATCAAACACAATAACCGGAAGATTCACCAGTCCAACCAAAGGGTATTCTGAAACAGACTTCCCGTCGGTGTTCGTACCTGAATGGGTAGAGAAGGACGGAGAAAGAAAGATAATTGATATAGATTATCGTTTTGTTACCAGTCCTTATCAGGCTCAGCGTGTTTCCGCAATATTCTTAAGACGTGCCAGAGCTGGCAGGATTATTGAAGTAACCTGCAATATGCGGGGTTTTAAATTTAAGCCTGGGCGTTACGTTACGATGGACCTTCCAAGTATTGGTATAGTGGGCCAAGAAATGAGGGTTCTTGAATGGGAGTTCACCAAAAAGGGCGGTGTCAAGGTAAAACTCCGTCAAGATGCTAAAGAGTGGAATGATGCCACAGGGCAACTTCCGGATTCTGGAGATGTGGATATTCCGATATCCCCGTCCGGTGTAGCTCAACCGCAAAACTTCAGATACTCTGTTCTTCAAGCTGGGGAAGTAACTCATGGTGTTTTGGCTTGGGACAACGTTGGAACTTATGCTCAAAATATTGTGCAGGTAAGAAAGAACGGAGAGATTATTTGGACAGCACAAACAGTCGAGCAGTTTGTCCGCGTAGAAGGATTGACCAAAGGGTCATACACAGCAACCGTGGCTGCAACATCTTATAAGGGTGGTGTATCTCCAGAAGCCTACTGCGAGTTCAACATTCAAGCACCTGAAGCTCCTGTTTCTGTAGAAGTTAAGCAGGGATACTTTGCTATCACCTTGATTCCGCACAGCAGGGACTTAGCAAGTGTAAGCACCCAGTATGATTTTTGGACATCTGGTATGACAAGGTTGCCGGACACAAGTGATGCAACCGTTACTTCAAAAGCTACCCGTATGGGTGTTGGTTCAACTTGGACATCTGAAGGTCTGCAGAACGATAAGATTTATTATTGGTATATTCGAACCACAAACGCTTTTGGTAGTTCTCAGTTTGTAGAATGCGCTGCACGCTGCTACACCTCTATTGAAGATTTGATGCCTCAGATAGATGCTGAATTTAAAAAGACAGAAACTTATAAAGAGTTGATGAGCACTTTAGATTCCTCTATCGAGGAGGTTGAAAATCGTGTCACAGAGCTTAACAAGTACATGGACGGAAGGGTAGATGAGGCATTCCAACAACTTGGAGATAGGATAGGTGCGGTAGTTACAGAGACAACTCAGAAGTTTGAGGATGTCAATGGTAATATCACAGCTCTGGATAGGAAACTTGTTGCTGCACAGAACAAGTTCACCAACGATCTGAACACTGAAAGTGGAAGACTGGCATCCCTGATCGAGACAACCAATAAAGCAACCACTGATCTTCTGAACAAAAAGACAGAGGCTTTAGACGAGAAATTGGTTGCAGCCAAAGGGGAGTTGGTAGAACAAATAAGTGGTGTGGAGAGCGGATACCTTGCCGGAGATAAAACTCTAGATGGCAAGATCAATACCCAGAGAACGGAACTTGATGCAAGCATCTTAAGCACCAACCAGGCGACAGTGGATCTTCTCAACAGGACATCTGAAACTCTGGATCAAAAGATCAGTCAGACAAACGCTACGGTATCTAAGAACTATACCACCCTTGATGGTAAGATAACTACCGCAAAAACTGATCTCAATACCTTGATTGCCAATACCAACAAGGCCACCACAGATTTGTTGAATCAGAAAACCTCTGCACTGTCGGAGCAGATAACTTCTGCACGTGGAGAAATTTCTACCAACAAACAGGCGATTAAGGATTTGGATGGTAAGCTGACCTCCACAAAAACAGCACTGGACGCTACAATCTCCGATACCAACAAAGCAACCGTGGATCTTATTAACGGCACAGCGTCAGCTATTCGTCAAGAACTTGCTGTTGCTAAGCAGGAGATCATTGATGATGTCGGTGATGTGTCAGAGCTTAGAGCTGCAGTAGCTACAACATCTAAGGCTGTGACAGACTTAGAGGGCAAAGTAAATGCTCAATGGGGCACAAAAATACAGGTAGACTCTGCAGGGAATAAGTATGTGGCAGGTATCCAATTGGGCATGGAAGGCTCTGGAGGCCAAGTTCAATCATACTTCATGGTTAGTGCAAACAACTTTGCGGTATACAACCCCGGAAATGGAACAGCAACCCTTGCTTTCGCAATCAAGAACAACCAAGCGTTCTTGAAAGATGCTTTTATAGAGAACGGGACGATCTCTTCTGCCAAGATTGCACAAGAAATTTCGTCTAACAACTACGATGGCAACGGGTACCATAAATACGGTTGGTATATTAACAAGAACGGACACGCCCAGTTTATGGATGTGTGGGTGAAAGGTAACATCAACGCTAGTGCAGGTAACTTCACAGGGGCAGTTAACGCTACCAGTGGCACTTTCCGTGGGGATGTTTATGCCAATAATGGTAGCTTTAGAGGCACCATAGATGCAACAGGAGGTACATTCCGTGGACGTGTAGAAGCTTCCGTTATCCGTGCTAACCAGTTCGAAGGTGCGATTGTTGCACACAGGACTTACGGAGATTGTGCTCCAGTATATAACTCCCAGCAAAGGGTTTGCCGTTGGAGGTGGAGATATGTGGACAACGTGCAAGGCCAAGGTAAGAACGTAACATTCTTCTTTAAACTGAACGGTACGCGTGCCAACTCTCAACTGAATGCGTGGATAGCTGGTCATCAGCTCCTTGCTGGTAAGAAGTACGGAAACGACAATGATGGTATGTGCGCTATCGGAATAACAGGCCTTGGAGAACAAACCATAGACATTATCGTTGAAATTTACACGCCATGGTCAACAGGGAACGTGACAGGCATCACAATATCCTGTCCTACCGTTGTAGTAAGTCGTTCAAACTCTAGTTTCCAAGGACCTTGGAACGAGTCTCACGACTAACCTTTAAAGCCCCGCTTCGGCGGGGTTTATTTTTATGCTCAGATTGACTATTGTTACAAAATTTGGTAAAATACCTTGTAGAGATTTTCATACCGGAGGAGTGACGTGGCTAAGTATGGATTGACAGAGGCTGGTTTCGTTATACCAACCCTAAATGACCTAATCGTTGAAACTAAGCAAAGCCTGATCCGTGCTTTTGGCGAAAACTTCAACGTACAGAGTAACTCCGTTGCAGATAAGCTGACCACTATCTTCAACGAGCGAGAGTATCAACTTATTCTTATGGCAGCATCTGTGTACGCATCGCAGACGCTGTATGGGGCAGAAGGTATTTACCTTGATGAACTTCTTGGAAGGCAAGGTATTTACCGAAGAGGTCGTTCTAAATCGTCAGGTACCTGCCAGTTGACAATTAACACAACTGTGCCGTACAATATGATTTATGATTCCAAAACTTATACGCTGGACAGTGGCAACTTTGTTCTTAGCAACGATGTGCAGGTGGCGGGAAATCTTATTGCTCACAGAATAAACGCTCCAGACCTAAGAATTGGGAAATACAACTTTCAAATTACCAACCAGACAGACGGAAGTATCAAAACAAAAAGTCTGGTTTTAACCGATAAGGCTCTGGACTCTTCTGATTTGCCAAGCTTTTACGGTGAGATTAAGCAATTCATTGTCGATAATACAACCCTGTTGAACGATGACTTAATTCAGATCGATATGTTGACAGGAACGTTGTGGATAGGGTACAATTCGAATCTTGATCAAGTTGGGCTTAATAGCAGAGTAGATTTCAGAGTATCTCCGATTGTAGGTGAAAGAACTATCACCCTGGATGTTATCGCTAACGAGGCTGGTGAGCTGTCGAGAGAGGCAGAAACCGTGACAACAATGTCGCCTACTCCCAGCGGATTTATCAAGCTTACCAACCGAGAAAGATTCAATGAGGGCAGGGATGTTGAGAAGGACTCGGAGTATCGCTTAAGAGCTTCCAGCACTAAACAGCTGACATCTAAAGCTACTCGTCCTGCAATCCTTAGCGCTGTAAGCGAGGTGAAAGGTGTTGAGAAAGTAAGAGTGTTCTCTAACAACACCGATAAAACGGATGCGAAAGGTATACCACCTTATAAGTTTCAAGTGGTGGTGTTTGGCGGTGCAACAGAGGATATCTGTCAGGCGCTGTATCAAACCATAGCTTGCACAAACAGAACTTATGGGAATATCTTCTACGATATTACCACATCAGACGGTCAGACTGAAAGGATTTATTACTCCAAGGCAAATACCTACCGCCTAGATGTAAGAATTACCTACTCAGGTGCTGCGCTTTCCACAACCGAAAAAGATGCCATTGTAGAGGCTCTTTTGCAGGTTGTTAACGGACTGGATGTTGCAGATACGTTGTACAATATCCAATTGGTTGGTGCTGCATCGGCTGCTGTGTCAATAGGCAGATTTAACAGACTTGTAATTCAAGTCAAACCTGTGGGGGCCTCTGATGAAGCTTACACCACAAACGATATTGTTGCAAACATGACTGAGGTGTTTGATCTAGACGAAAGTAATATAACTTTCCAACAAACTATTTAAGGCGGTGAGATATGGCAGAGATTAAGTCGGATGTCAACCACATCCACACTCTGCCAGATTTTGTTCAGGGAGGTCTTGATTACCTCCCTGGGGATTTTCTGGCTGAGAAGGTTAATTTAGTCACATTCTTAACCGTATACCTTAAAAGGTTGGAGAATGTTGATAAAATGCTGGTAGGCTTGGCTGAAGGAAGATTGCTTAACAATGCCAGCGGGAGATACCTTGACGAAGTTGGTAATCAACTTGGTATTCTTAGGAATGGTCTTTCAGACGCGGATTTTCGTGCTACGCTGATTATTCAGCAGGCAGCATCATCAAGAGGTGGTACTCGCGAAGATGTCATCTCCACCTTACGACAGTTGTTCGGAAGAGATAATTTCGATACGTGGAAAGGTGACAATTTCAGGTTTGACATAAACATTAGAAAAACTTGCTTTGACATATTGCAGTCTATCGACCAAATCTTAGATATGCTGCCATTGCCTTGTCATTTGCGTCTTACGGAGTCGCAAGGGCAAGCTTTTGGTTTTGAAGGGGACTCTACAGCTCTCGGCTTTGGATCAGTGTGGGAAGAAAATCAGTTCGGGGTTGGTGGGCTGGCTACTTTGTTATATGTTCCTGACGTAAGACCTGATTGGGACACTACAACCATTTATTGTGAAAGTATTACAGTAAACGCAACTAGACAGGAGGGTTAATGGCAACAGCTGTTTTTAAACCTTACCGTGATTACTCTACAATGGCTGCACGGTTTCATTACCGCACAGTTCAAGATACTGCCGTTCCAGGTAGGGACTATGATCATGTTGAGGGCGATGTAACTATCCCGGTTGGGGCAACTAGTATTGAGATCCCTGTAGAAATTGTTGACAAATTGCCAAACAGGTTGCCAAGGAGCTTCTTTATGGAGTTTTCATCAAACTCCCAAGGGGTTATGATTGGAACACAAAGAGCGAAATGTACAATAGTTTCAGATGAGAATCTTGACAGAATATCTTGGGATACCGTTGAGGAGAGAATGTTTCACCCAAGATACTGGGTTACAACCACACAGCAGACTGAAAGTACCTGTATTGTTGCGGATAATAACTGCTGTATTAACCGTTTAGTGTCAAGAACATATGGAGGCATGGCTGGGTGCATTTGGGAAACAGTTGACAAGTATGACCATTTCGGCATTGGATTTGATGATCACTACGAGATGAGAAACACCAAGCTTTGGTTCAGAATGTCAATAACCAATGCCAGCAACTTCTCCACCCCTGAAAAGATGATTATGACTGTAGACCTTGTTGATGGCACAATCATCTATGTTCCTTTAGCTCAATATGCTGTCAGCATCTCAGAGGATAAGAATGTTGCAGAGATTCATATTGATTTTGAGGACTGCGTCGGGATGGATCAGAACAACAACATGATGGGTGTTGATCCTCGGCAGGTGAGAAGGATTTTAATACCGCTTATGCCTAAAGACTGGGTAAGTAACAGCACAGACCCGAGAACGGAAAATGTAGAGTGTGAGTTGCGCCTAGATCTGCTTCAGCCAGACACGGGCTGGAAAATGATGCAACTTAACAATATTCAGGTTAAAGAGCACGACGTTGGGATCTGCACCGCATATGACGATATGTGGAACGTATCTCCTTTAAGGGTGTTGAACAATATCAAGCGTCTGGGCTATACCGGAACCATAAACCATTATGTTGGTATGAGTCATTATTATGACTACACATGGTCAGGAACCCAATGGTCTATAAACAGAACAGGGGCGCTAAACGCTGCAGCTTATAAATGGCACGATGACTTTATGTATAATGCCAAGCGACATGACTTCGACGTTATGCAGTCTGTAAGCTTTGAGCTTTATAGCGATGCCTGTCCGTTGGAATGGACCCAGAGAGACTGGAATGATAACTACGCTAAAACAGGATATACACCTTGTAGCTACCTCCTGTCTCCAACCATTGAAGAGGGTATGAATTTCCTTACTGCAGTATTTAAGAATTTTGCATCAGCCGCTATGAGAAACAACCTGCCAGTGATTATGCAGATTGGTGAACCGTGGTGGTGGTTCAATACCGATACTCGTAAGCCTTGTATTTATGACTACCCTACAAAACAAGCGTTTTATGATGAGACTGGTGAATATGCACTAGACATTGGGACTATTGACGATCCTAAAACTGGCGGTGTTTATGACAAGTATGTAGCATTTTGTCGTGGTAAGCTTGGCGCTCGTATTGCGGCTATTTCAAAGGCAATAAAGGCACACGCTGCATCAGCTCAGATGACAGCTTTGCTGTTTTTCCCAACCATTATGGAAACCGAGCTTACGCAAAAGCTGAACCTTGCTGACCAATACAAAAAGGAAGCAGGAGCTCTTGATTTCTTCTGCACTGAGTGCTACGATTGGGTGATGCAGGGTGGTATTGAAAAGGCAAAAGAGTCTGTAAACATACCTATCGTTAAGTTAGGTTGGCAACCGTCTGAAATACAATACCTTGCAGGGTTCGTTCCTAGTAAAGAGCTTGCTCCGGTATATGGCTACGACCCAACTAGGAATTACCAAGAATTTTTATGGAGATGTATTTGCGGAAACATGGCAACTATAGAGTATAGATACCCTGAGGTAAAACAGTATGTGTGGGCATACCCGCAAGTAATGTCTGACAGCATCACTGTTACCGCAAGAGATTCTACCGTGCTTCATATGGGGCAGGTTGCTCTGAAAGGGTATGTAGAAGATGTTGTCCCGCCAGACTTCTCATAATCAGGAGATAAAATGTCAAAACCTAGTTTTCCATTAGAGATTTGGGCAGAGGAGGATCAGGTTCTGCCTAACACCCACAGACAGAACAGGCTACGCCCGATTGATGATTTGTGGAGAAAAGGTTGGGATCTCGGTCAAAAGCCCTCATGCGAAGAACTTAACTATATTTTCAATATGCTCGGAACTTGGGCAAAATACATTGCTGACGAGCAGATCCCCGCTCAAGAAGGCCGTTATCTGGTACGTGATAATAACTTGAGTGATCTTTTGAACATCCCTGTTGCCCGTAGAAACCTTGGGATTATTACTAAGGAAGAGGCAGACGCCAGGTATGTAAAAGTTACAGGTGATACAATGACAGGCCCATTGGGTTTGCAACGTATCAACTTTAAAGCTGCCGAGACAGATAAGGCTTGGATAGAGACAACTATTGGCCCAGATAAGACAACCCTTGACTTTGGGTTAAGTGATAATATTGGGGCGTTCGATGATGGTGGCACATCTACAGTAGATGCGTTCCGTTGGAGATTCCAGCCAACTCAGCCGGACATTAACCCAGAGTTCACTCTGATGTACCTGAACGCAATCACGGCTAATCGTGCGTTGTTGAAAGTGGTGGGCAATGTTGAAGTTGTTGATAACATGCGATGTAATAACCTCACCATTAGCAGCACAGCAACATTCACCAACTGCAATGTAGCTAGTCAGTTGACGGCTGGGTCAGTATATGTCAATGGCGGTGCAAGTTGTGACAGTATGGTTGTAAGAAGCCAGCATTGTGTTGTCGGTAACAGAAATGTGGTTCGCTCTGTGAATGGAGTGACGGCTAACGGCAACGGAGATGTAACGATCACCATCCCACAGACAGGTGTGCAGGATATCAGAATCGGCGCAAGACTTGTTGATGGTGTTTCTGAATCTCCAGTTCGCAACGGCTACGTTGTCACAGGTTGGCATTTTGGTGATAAAAAAGAGATGCGTGGTTCAACCTACTGGGCAGGGCCTTTACAGAAACTTGTAAATGGTCAATGGATCACTGTTAATTATGCGTAGATCGGAGGACTAGCATGAAAATACTTCAAGAGTTTAAGCTTTACCAGCCGGGATCTGGCGAATACCACACCAACAAAGGTACCAAGGAGCTGACTCCTCAGGAGGTTGAGGATTACACGGCATACACTGGATATTTTTTACGTAATGATGATGGCGATTGGTATGTGCAATCACGAACACTACGACAAGAAAATCCAGGCTGTATCTTCCTACTTGTTGACGAGAAGGGTATTCTTAAGACATCTACAGAAGAACCTGATGCCTTGTGGCCTGCTCCAGGTCTTCGTGTGGTTATCGCCAAAAAAGAAGAGGTACCAGAAAACATTATGCTCCACCACGACGCTTTGCGTTTAGTTGGTGATGAATTTGTCACAGACAATGAGTTCTTTGTTCAACAGGCAGAGGGTGTCATAGAGACAGAACTTGCTTGGGCTACTGCTAGAATTGGTGCCTATCAAGACATGATTGACCTTGAATACGATCTTACTGATGACCAAAAACGCAACATCAGAGATTTGAAAATGTACAGGGTAAAACTTCTTGAAATAGATACATCTAAAGCCCCTGACATTTTCTTCCCGGAACGACCTACCCTCTAAGAGGAGGTGTTGTGGAGTTGGATTTGGCGGCATTGTACGGTATCTGCATGGGTACCGTTGTCCCGATCTGTGTATGGGCTTTCAACCAGTGGCACACCAAATGGAAAGGCATTTCCAAGAGGCTGGATGAGCTGGAGAAAGACCTCATTTTAGTGAAAAATAGCATGGTTACAAAAGATAGACTTGATTCCATTATCGAGACCCGGTTAAGTAAGCTAGAGGCCGATATTAACGACCTTAAGCAAGATGTCAGGACAGATGTCTCCGGTATCAGAGCCGATGTGCAAAAGATTTTACACATGCTTGTAGAGCATAGTAAAAGGTAAACAAAGGTCAGAACGGCAAGGATGCCGTTCTTGCATTTTGTTCTCTAAAGTGTTAAAATAGTCCTTAAGGAATTTTCTCAGGAGAACGTGATGACTAAACCAGGTATCCCTCTTGATATTTGGGCCAACCAGGATGTTGTGCTTGAAAATACAGGAGAGTTGAACAAATCTCAACCGAACAAAGAAGAGAGATTGAAAGGTTGGGATATGACACAAAGGATAGCATGTGAAGTTGTTAACTTTGAACTCCACATGCTCTCTGCGTGGCTAAAGCATTTAACAGAAGATGTTGTCCCTGGATGGGATAATAGATTCTTAAGGGTCACCAATAATCTGGCAGACGTTCCAGACAAAGCTGCTGCACGTCAAGTTCTCAATGTATACTCACCTGAAGAAATGGATGACCTTTATGTTGACAAGGCTGGAGACACAATGATCCAGACTCAAACTTTAGGTCTTCAAAGGATCGAGTTTGCATCTGCGTCAACAGACAATGCGGCAATATATACCACCATAACTCCGGACAAGACGATGATGGATTTCTGGATTATGGACAACATCGGTGGTGCTGACGGCACAGACCTTGATGACCCCTCCCACCAAATAGACGGTTTCCGTTGGAGATTTCAACCTTCCGGTGGGCAGCCTGTGTTTTCGGCTATGAAGCTCAATGCTATAACTGCCAACCGTGCAAGACTGGCTATCCAAGGAAATCTTGAATGCAATGATGCAAAAAGCGCCTCTGCAAATGCTAATGCGGTAACGATACCTAGAGCCACTGTTAATGGACAACAATCCTGCGGCAGCGCTCAAATAGGCGGAAGAGTAGATTGTAACGATAAAACCGCCAGGGGTCAATATGCAACAGTTGGTGGAAGAAACGTGGTCCGCAGGGTAAATGGTAGTAGCGCAGACAGTAGTGGTAACCTTACTATTCCTATGCCTAGCAGAGGTGTTGAAGATGTAAGGATAGCAAACCGTTTCAGAACCACCTACAGAGAATCAAGAGTATACCCTGGGCATGTAATGTGCTCCGGCAATTACGCCTATAAACACCCGTATCAGGGCGACTATTGGACTGGAGCTATTCAAAAATTTGTAAACGGTCAATGGATCACCATATCTTATGCTTAAAGAGGGTAAATGAAATTAACTCAGTTTTTATGGGGACTGGTTGCAGCATCTGATGACCCTACAAAAGTGTCCCAATCTAAGCTATGGTCAAACATAGGCATGGCAGTGATGACTGGGGTGTTTATTCATATGGGGTACAATGATACGCTTCCTGAATGGTATGCGTGGATATACGCACCTTCGGTAGCCTGCCCCCAGCTTATTAGCAAATTCATCTCGCTCCGGTGGGGTTGCCAGCACCCTGACCACGTTAAAAACGAAGAGCAAAAAGCTTAAGGAGAAATCATGGCGCAAGACATGACAAGCTTCGAGCAGGCGGTAGATCAAGTAATTGTTGATTCTGAACGTTTGCACTTGATTGTCAACGGTAACGCTGTGGATGAAGTTGTCGTAGAGGATGGAACCACCATCCCTACGGTACGAAAAGCCATGCTTGACACCCTTTATTTTAAAACGCCACCAATCCCTTGGGCGTATGGTGCATCCACAACAGTTTTTAACCAGTTGTATGAGTTTAAAGGGGATACAGGCCCTCAGTGGTGGTACGCCCCAGCAGCATCAAAATCTAACCCAGTTAGGATGCCAGCAGATCCTTCACAATCTCCGAACTGGAGATTATATACCGATTCTGCAGTAATGGCAAAATACTACGCAAAACTTAACAGCCCAAGATTCGAAGGTGACCCGCGAGTACCTACACCTCCAATGGACGATAAGTCCGAGTCTATAGCAAACACAGAGTTTGTTGTTGACTATGTGGATAGTATATTTAAAGCCATGGAGGGGATGAAAGTTACTGTAGGGTCTTTGGTGGTAAAAGGTCTTACAGAACTTGCTAACACCATAGTTGGTGGCACCCTTACCTTACACGGGCCTGTTAATGGAGCGGATTCTACTGCACGCTTCAGGAACCTAATCCTTACTGCAAATACTTCTACACTGACTTTTGCGTGGAGCGATCCTAAGCATGCAGACTGGAGAAGCACAGAGCTACAACCTCATGAAGTAGCCACCCACAGAGTTATAGCTGACACTATAACCTCTGGGAAACCAGTGGCTAATAACAACGATGTGCATTTTGATGGTCTAGGTAATAACTTTTTTGACTACGTGTACATTCGTGGTAATGCCATGAAGGCAGCAACCGAACCGACATTGCAGGTTGATGGGACCACCAGGGTTAAGAACCTTGAGGTGACAGGTACCGTTACAGGGATAACCTACTCTGTAGATGGCACCATGATCTACCCTAGCTATATTGAAAGCACGGGGGATGCACTGATCAATGGAGATTTAGAGGTTGGCGGATCTATAGTCATTCGTGGCACAGCATCCGTCCAGAACATATCTTTAAATACTCTGAGGGTGAATGAGCGTGCCACTTTTGAAGGAGAAGGGCTTACAGCCAACAAAGGTGCAATTACCGAGCTGACAACCACTACTCTAACTGCAACAACTGCAAACTCTGAAAACTGCAACGTTACCCGCAACTTGCAGGTAAATGGGGATGTTAGTTTAAACGCAGCAGGTACGGGAACCACTTATCTTCACAACCTTGAAATATCCGGCACGGTGACTGGGTGGCTGCCAGACTTCTCTAATGTTAACTTTGTCTGCAACGGCATTAACTCCAGTGGTAAGATAACCACCTCTCAAGAAATTGAGGCTGGTAAAACTATTACTGCCCCTACTTTCCACGCAGGGAAGGTAGATTTTGATTTAGAGGAGGTTGACGCATCCAGTGGGACATGGACACCTAACGGGCAGGCCAGTATGTATGTTGTCCACGCGAAAGGAGATTTTACAATAGGCCAATGGCCTGGAACATCGGCTGAAGATAAACCTTACCCGTTTACTGCAATCATCTATGTCATTCAAGATGCTGTAGGTCACAACGTGACTTTGCACGATAAATATGCCATACTGTCGGCTACTCCTGTTATTAACAACAAAGCCAACAGCGTCACCTTGCTACAATTGACATATTGTGGTGTTGGTGATATTGTGGATGTAGTTATTGCACAACGTTAATATATCTGACCGCTCCTGACGGGGCGGTTTTCTTATCTGGAGAACACAATGCTTCCAATCCCTTTGCTAAAACTTGGTCGTCATTTCCTCGATAAGAGGGGTGGAGTTAAGGAACTTGCTGTTCTGTCATACCCAATAGACAACAGTGACGGTACAAGCACTACAGTAGCTTATGTAAATAGCTTAGCTATACTTTTTGACAATGGTCAGCTTAATATTACGGGTTATAACAAGTTCGGGGAGTGTCGCACTGGGGATCGTAGCCCTATAAACTACCCGAGCGAGACAGCTTGGAATGTTGATCATGTGTGGAGAGCAGACCGTGCGTTTGTGATCCGGACTTTTGATAACCAGTTTTTCTACATCGGCTGCACTGCAGGTCTTATCGGATCCACTGCGGCAGGTGGTAATGATGTTTGCGTAAACGAGTGGACACCTCTTCCTGAGCAGATTGTTAAAGGGTTGCACCTCGACACACACCCAGAGCGCCTTGTTGAGGTGATGGGTGGTATTAACAACACTGTCTGGGTTATTGCAGAGGCAGAAGGCACTGGCATACTGAACCTGTACGGATCTGGTAACAACACCTACGGATCTTTGCATGTGGATAAAAACCAGCATGCAACCCCTGTAAAGATTGGTGAAACATCGGAAAATCCTGAAACAGGTCCTTGGAAAAACCCAAGCATCAACTGTGAGGTGCATGATAACTCTGTTATTTTCGGTGGTCCTAGAGGTTTCTGGATTGCGGGATACGACTTTCTGAGGAACAACAGCAGAAACGACCTTGTTTGGCCTCCTGCTCAGATTACCCGTGACGATTTGAGAGGAATTCCTGCAGATGAGGAGTGGAAAGGGTTCATGTGCGGTCCGAACGGGGCAGTGGTTGCAACACAAAGAATGCACAGACCTGATGACCAACAACTTGTTAACGTATTCTACGGGCAAAACGTTTGGGGAGATGATACCTGGCGTCCATTAAATATCACCTACACCCATGAAGTAATAATGGCTCGTGGCTATGGCACCAGTGGTATTTTCTTCAACAACGGCACCAAGCAGTATCGTGGCTTCTCTCGAAACCTGTGCAACGATATTGGCGCACAATCTGCAAACAATAACCCCCGTGCCGATTTTATTCATTACCAGGCCGTTGCTACGGCTAAATATGTTGAGCAACGTTTGCCAGTTAGCTGGACAGAGAGTGTTTATTTCCAAGGCATTCACAGAGAAGGTTTTTTAGGAACCTTTACTGTTGTTAATGGTAAACTTTGGTGGTCAGGTATCCCAAGGGGAAGTTTTGCAGGCTCTAATAACCTGTTTGGCGGCAGGCTTAATAGCCAAGGGTTCACGGAGGTACCTGAGAATTGGTATAAAAATGTCCCAGTAGATAGTTGGGGTGTTGATGATATTTTTGACGTTAACGGTGTTAGCAGCGTTAGCAATATTTACATTGGTGACACAGTCAAGATGAAATTGAAGCCTCAGCCAGAGGGAGCTACGTTCATTATTGACAAGATTGAACTGGTAAATGCTGCAGGTACGGTTGTTACAGATGCAAATTACCAATTCTCCACCAACTGGAACCACGGCGGGGCCAACGAAGTTGTTGTTACTCAGTATAACAGGAATGTTAACAGACGTGGCCTGTACTCTGTAAAAATAACCTATCATGACAAGCATGGCACAGGCAGAACTCACACGACAAGGACTTTGAACTGGAACACCATAGTTCCTGCGTATCCTTCTGACGGTAAGTGGCATACTGTCGGTAGAAACAAACAGTTCCATGTTAATGACACTGTGTACTTTGGTCTGAATGGGGCTCAACCTGCAGTAGAAGGGGATACATCGTATATGGTCAGACTCCATAGAATGGATGCTGGATCAGTAACTTATGATGTTACCCAAGAGATTTATGATCAGCGACGAAATACCTACAATAACTTGGTGCAGACGCAGGCCTTATGGGAGTTCAACCCCAACGGCAGAGGTGGTAAAATGCTGCAGATCAACGAACAAAATGGGACATCGTTGACTGTTCACGAACACTCAGACCCGTGGCCTGATCCTGGAAAACCTCACCCAGGTGCTCGTACACTAAAAATTGTCAGCCATGACGCAGGATATTTCGGAATACGCTGGGAAGCAACGGTAAGATATGCCGACGGAACAACAAACAATATAGGGATCACTCTTGGTGGAACCAGTGAGGATAACTCGCTGAAAATTGCCTACACACCTAGAGGCATCTCTATTGATAGTATGGATGTTGTTCGCAACGGTTACGGGGATGTGAACATCAAAGTTACTCTTGGTGAACATCTTGGCGGGGAAAGGATCATCATGTACGCCTTTGATCACGACCCACGCACCGACGGAACCTATGCAGACCAAGCGTGGAGCTACCTGATAAGCGCACCTGAGCCAAATACCAAAGAATTCTACTACGGTATGAAACGGGATGTGTGCAAGAAAACAGGGACACATGACTGGATTGCAATCTGCGTTAAAGATGAACGTACCGCTTGGGACGAGCCTGTTAACAGATGGTTCATAGGAATTCCCACTCGAAGTGATAAATACGTTGAAGAATATATTGTATGCATGGGCGGCACCAACCTCAACATGTGTTGGAACGAGGATGCAAACAAATACTCTGATTACGATTATATGAGGGATTACTCTTGCAATCAATGGTTTAACCAAACCGGGTATGCTAATCGACAGTCGAGAGTAAACCCTGCAATCTTTACAGATACGCAAGTTTTCTTGACAAAACAGGCCAATGAGGTTCAGACCTTCAAGAACAAATATGACCCTAACAAATGGTTTTATAACTGTTATGGCGCATTTTTCTGGGGTCCTGGCGAACTGCCTAATGGAGGATCTTGCTTCGAGGCTGCAACTTACGCCAGTGACAGGTTCATGGGGCAGGTTAAGAAGTACAAGATAATCCCAGGCCCTGAAACTTTAGGCAACGCTGTTGACCCATATATCATCATGACCGCACTAAGATCGAACATGGACGGAACATCCATGTCTATGCAGATTCCAGTAACAAATGGGTACAAACGTGTTGTGATGATTATTAAGTGTGACTTAATAGGTAAGCAAGTTCTTGCAGAAAACGGAACCTCAACACATCTATTCGAGACTGCTCTGCATTATCAGTTTGCTGATTCACCTTTTGCAGGGGATAAGAGAATATCTGATACAGACACTGCGCGGTGCAAGAAATTTATGCTTGGTGGTGGATGGTGGTGGTATGAATTTGATTTAACAGACAAATTCACCGACACATCTAAAATGGTGACAGGACTTCGTCTAGACCTGGGTGAGAACATGCATAAAAGTGTTTGTGATGGCACCTACGGTGATCCTACGGTATACTTGAAGTATGTCTCTTTTGAGCACCCTGAAGATGTTGTTTATGGTCCAAAACTGAGGCTGTTTGGCAATTGGATTGCTAAAGACAGAGAAGGGATGGGTAGGAAGGTAAGAGGCTTCTTGGTCGATGCTGGCACAGAGGATATGCTGGTGAATGCGGTGTGGCCTGAATTACCGGGAACTCAGTGGGACAATTCTGCTAAGTCTATAAACTGGTTCAATATCCACAGAGCTATGTGGGCAACCAACTGCTATCTGTGGAAAGAGTTGAATGACGGCGCTTTCGGGTTTACTGGTGGCAGAAGAATGGCAATCATTTGCTGGACAACGCTGCAGAGATGTTATGACCATGACTATGAGATTGGAGGCAGGGCATGGAAAAATATAAGGGATAGAATCATAACTAACTTTGCAGATCCTAACGGTGGCGGGGCGTATGGTTTCGACTGCAGCAGGCTTATCCATTTGAACGGATCTTCGGCCTATAAGAAAGAAGGCTACTCCGGGTCCATGATTGAATGGGGCTTGGTAAAAGATGCTCGTGTGTTGATGGGTCAGCAACTTGCTGCTGCAATAGGACCGAACGCAGTACAATCTGTTAAACCAGCGTGGTTCGATATCCCATTATGGTCCTCTGGAACACCGGGAACTGCTGCAATCAACCCTACCACTGGGGATCTAGAAATCTCCTGGGAGGACTTGAAGCAGGTCGGTGGTTGGGACAAAACAGGGTATCAGGTTCAGTGGTGGAGGGCTGATGGATCTTTAGCCGCTGATGAGTTTGTCAAGGACAATTTCTACACTATGTCCTCTGCAAAAGCACAGCAATTATTTGGTCAGGCCACTCCGTCAACGATCACCATGTCTATGTGCTGTAAAGACAACAGGACTGGAGCTTTGGGTCCAAGGGTTGCTAAGGTTTTCTCAGGTATTAAATGGAATCTCCCTGTTCAAAGTGTTTCATGGAAGCAAATAGGTGATAACAAGCTGCTGGTTACCCCTGCCTGCCAGTTCAACGCAACTCTTAACGTTGATCCTGCTGTTGCGGCAAACTCAGCTAAAGCTTCTGACTTCTCTGTGTCTAACACTGCTATGGCAGATGTGAGGAAGATTGACACACTGAACGCCAGAATTACCTGTAAAAACACTTATGGCACATTCCAGATCATCAACAACTTCACAGATGCTGATTCTAAGGTAGTGAGGACAGCAAGCCAGACTCTGAGTTTAGGAACTCTGGCCTATGCGGCCCTGATCACCGAACAGTCGGCAACCCTCCAAGGAGGTGGTGTAGGCAAGTCCATTGCAACACCTGTGTGGAAGCCGAATGAGTGGGTTGTGTTTGATTTGACTGTGGACTTCTCCAGTGATAATAACTGGACATGGGTAAGGAATTGCTTGTCACAGCTGATGGGTGGTCCAAGCTCCGTCAGTGATAGCCACGACTCCACTGACCCGAGTGTGTTCCAGGTAGGTAAAACTCACCCAGAAACTGGAGAAACGTTGCCTGACAGGAAGTATGCTTTGGTTTGCATCTCTTACGGGAAGGCAGATGTCACCTTCTCAGGGACACACGCTTATAACGGAACCTACAACTTCTCAAGGAAGTATAGTCTCAAAGCAGGGAACATTATAGACGAGGTTGGTGCGCTGTATAATCCGGGCAACGGCATAGGGATTGTTGGTGGTAAACTGCAGATGCAGGAACCTTCTATTACCCCTTCCAACGTAGCCGGGATTAGAAAGACTTGGGAAAGTAGTAATACCAACATTGCAACAGTAGATGCCACCACAGGACTGGTAACATTTAAAGCTACTGGGAATGTCACCATAAAGTTTGTAGTTACAGATGATGCAGGCCGCAAAACGTCTTCAACATCGTTTACTGTTAGACAGATGGCACCTCAGTGGAGAATGTGGATAGGTACAGCAACAAACGGGGCATACCCTAATCCGGCAGGTACTTCTGGTATGAAGACTTTCTCTACAAGCAAACCGATGGAGTACGGCAGCGGTCCTAGGGTAGGGCAGATGGTGTACTTTGGTGCGTATATTCCTGAAATTATAGGGCTTCCGAGAAGTCAGCTTCAGTTGCTGTTTGGGGCTGGTGTTGACGATCTTGCCACTTTCGGGTATAGCGACAACATCGAGGCTGCAAGGAGTTCAGGATGGGTAGGGTTCAGAATGGAGTCTGGAAAGGAAGGCAGGATTCTAGGGACAGCCTCTATAGGTGTTATGTTCCCTGGTGACCAGCAGTATCGTCTAGAAGCCTACGCAACCTTTTCTCGTTAACAAGGGGGTAAATAAAAAAGGGGCCGTTTGGCCCCTTTCTTTTTATAGTTAGTAATACTCCCAACATGCCCCATCTTCAGACGGCTTGACGCGCTTACCTTTATGGTCAACATAGGTATAGCCACAACCTTCACAAATAACAGGTGCTGCATAGCCTTCCTTCCACTGATCCTCAGTGATCAGACCTTCCAAATCTTTGCAGTCAAAGCCAAACAACTCTTCAGAGCAATCTTTACAAAAATCAGCCATTTCTCAGTCCTCGCATTTAACAAATTTTTCTACAGATCCACCAAGCACAGCTTGTTGTTTGATGGCACTTTCTTCATTATAGTGGATAGACTTATGTTCCGTACCTCCAAACTTACCTGTGTGGAAGGTGTGCACCCAAATCTCTTTAGGAAGGGATTTATTCTCTTCTTCCACCAACTCCCACATACCCCACAAGTGATCTGTGATATCTCTGATGAAATATCCCTCGCCTAGGTTTGTATTCACACTATAAGCCGATTCGCGATCTCCGCAAATATAACGGAAGGCAGTGTACTCTTTACCTGGTGTGAAGTGAGTATCCATTAGTATGGCTGTTAAAGAATAAGGGTCTCGAAAGCCCAAGAACTTTAGTTTAACAATTTCGACATTTACATCTGCAAGATTATCCATGACGATCTCCTCTGTTTGGTTGGTGAGAATTATATATAGATCTGGTGTTGGTGTCAAGCTTAATTTTAAGAGATCTGAGAGGGTATTTTATTCAGGAAGGCAATCGCACAGGGTGGGGAAATTTATGAAGGCACAGGCCTCGTTTGAGGCCTTAAATTCTATTATGACACTTTGACGTAGCGCTCTGACAGAGCTGGAAAGCCAAAAGCAGTACCTATACTGCCGTATGCTACCCACCATTGAAGTTCATCGTGACACCATTTTCCGATCAGGAAGGTGCTGGGGTAGCGGGTCAGTATTTTGGCATAAGCTTTAGGGTCTGCATCTTCTGGGATAATGATACTTGGAACATCTTTGTTATGACCACAGCAGCAGTTTAGAGTTTTCAATCCTGCCGCCCATAGACTCATGACAGGCTTAGCCATGCACTTATCAAGGCACACACGTTTTTTGCCGTCACGGAGCTTTTTAGGCACATCAACGATAACATTTTGATGCTTGGCACCTTTCACTTTCCAATTATAGGATTTACACTTGCACATTTAATCAGTCTCCATCTAGAAAGCCGCACTATACGTTTTTGAGGTATATTTTACTTAAAGTCTTTATCACCTGCCACGATTGCATGAATCCACTCATTGTGATGCTCAATAGCGGTGAGATGTAACATGATGTAGTGATCGTCATTGCCAAACATGATATGATAGGCTTTGGCAGCATTTTGATATAACTTCCACATCAGGTAATGATATCTTCGCCTCATGGCTCTTACTCCGGTTCAGGATCTGGGTAATCTTCAATAATAAAGGGCCATCCGTTCCGCTTAGCCGCAGACTTATACTCGATCTCCTTCATTGCAAACTCTAACTGATTCTTAGCCGGAATACATGCCGGAGAATCATCAATCCAGATATCTGGGTAGATATCAAACTGCGCCAAGTAGGCTGCCTTCTGCACACCGCCTGTGTAGAACACACCAACATCGAGCTCCTTGCGCCAATACTCAATGTCTACATTGTCTTGAGTAATGAATCGGAAAGTCACAAGGTAGACTGTCCACCCCTCCTTCTTCAGATCCCTGATCAGGCGGGAGAAGATGAAAGGGCTCGCATTAAACGTTCCATCAAAGTCGACGGCAATGATGTGCGTGCCGTGGCGAGTCTCATATGGATTGCTCGTGGTAAGATTGCCGTAATTAAAAGGAACTTCTTCCCCGCAGTAGCTGTAGTCCATATTCACACCTTCTCGTTGATAAATTTACGGGCGGTTTGGTGAGTTGTTTCTGCTGTCTTCAGAATGATATTAATCTTATTGTCAAGATCATTCATCTCTGCAGTTAATTCAGGAATCTCTCCAGCATACATAGTGAAATCATACATAGACATGCCTAGAATCTCATTGATTCGGCGGTTGCATTCTGCAGCACGCTGGTTCATTTTCCAAGCTAACACCAGAGCCTCTTGCGTAGCCTCCAGTGCAAAATCTAATACGTCAGCTTCTTCTTTCGTCATTTCAGTCTCTCTTGTTGTATTGTTGGTAGGTGCATGAACACCTTATATCCCACTTTTATTCAAACTGCAATAGCAAGTCCACCACCGCACTAGGCCTGTCAACAAATTCCCCAGGCCCACATGCCCATAAAGGGTATCCATCAACATACCGCCATATCCAACCTGCAGTGTGTAGCTCAAGCAGGGCAGTACCGTCCTTGCTGTCAACCACCCTTTCCCACAGTGTTGGGCAGCGAAGCTTGAGAATCGGATCACCTCCCTTATACCCATCCATGTAGATACCCATTGCAAAATTCAGCATCATCTTTTTGTGCACTGATCTCTTATTGAGAGTGCTCATCACTTCCTCTTTGTGAATATTTGTAAGCTTCTCCCTGGCTACCCGCAGATCGTTGCAACCATTGTCCAGCAGATCTTCTAGGCACTTGATCCGAAGGTCGTGAATGTCTTTGTCGTGTACCGTTGGCACAGGGTCGTAGCGGTATAGCACTGTTGATACAAGGTTGCTCGGGTGTGGGTCTGACAGCAACCCATAACCCCAATACTCTTCTGTATCTGAAAGGACAAGACACCCAATGTCTCTGTCAAGCTTTCCTGTGTTGTAAGCCACATTGACCGCCATGACTATAGCTCCACCAGTAAAGTGCTTTCAAAGTGCCGTTCATGCAGACCATTGTAAGGGACAACTTCCACAACGCCATCACGGACATATGGAGCCATCATAGTGGTATAATCTCCAAACGGGTTGGTATTGTCACTAACCACAACCACCTTCTGCCCTTCCTTGGCAGAGTGCCAAATAGATCTGCACTTCATCAGGTGTTCGAGAGCTCCAGGTAAAATTTTGTTACGTTCTTTACTGGTCTTCATAACAGGTATAGCTCCTTATGAAAGTGGTCTTTTAATTTCTCACTGAGGAACTTCTTGATACCTTCCTCTAAAGTGTTTTCGATGTAGTCCAGCTTAACTGCTTCGATGGACATATCATAGATCGCCAGCTCTAAGCTGTCAAGTCCCATCATAGCATGAACCATAAGATTTTCATCTTCAGATACATTCAGGGGACTTCCTATAACATCCGTAGGTAGGATAGTTTCCCAATTATTCTGGGGGGTAGTTCTCCCACCATCCACTTTACGGCGCAGTTCGAAGGTGTTCTTGGTGTAGAACACTTCATAAGAAACAATACGACTATCACTCTCATAATAAACGAAGTTCAGGTAGGAGCCTAGCCGCAGTCGGCAAACTTCCACCCCAAACCATTGTTTCTTATAAGAATTCAGGCTAATGCTGTCGCATTCACGTTTGCTCAACACAGCTCTCTCCTTTTTGTTAATCTTCGTAAATCAGGATTTCTGCTTTAGGTTTTCGTGCTTTCAGGTCCAGCTCTATCCAGTGCACCATGGCTGTTTCAAGAAAAACGGCTTGGATGCATCCGTCTTCAGCGTGTCCTACTAGCATAACAAGATCTTCACCTTCGTCATCTGCATCACGAACATACAGAATCTCTCCAGATTCAAAGTCTTTCACAACCTGATTGCTGGATAATTTACGAATTTTCGCCATATCAGAAACCTTCTAAAAAGCTCTTGTAGAAAATAATCTCAGTATCCACACCAGTCACGATCTTGTCGTTCCTGATTTCATCTGTAAGATAGGTGTCAAAACGAAGCACCTGTGTGGTATTGTCACACATCCACTCGGCTGTGACCATGGCAAAAATCTTGGCATCTTCATTATCTGGTGTGAATGTTACCACCTCACCGCATTTAAACTTTTCGATAGGTTGCGTGTTAGCTTTTGGTTCTGCAATGGTGATTTTTGTAGTCATTACTCTTCCTCCATAGTTTCACCAAATACTTCGATACGAGCGTCAAGCTCTGTTGCTTTCAGCTCCCCGACAAAATCTTTCAGTTCTTTCTCGTCAAGATCGTATGCCCACACACAAGATGAGCATGCAGATTTCACGATTAGCAGTGTAGATACACGGCCTGACTCTGTAATCATGCTCACAATGGTTCCTACAGGGAACGTGTTGATAGCTTTTTTAACTGGGCGTTCAGCTTTAATTACTACCTCTGTTGCCATAAATACCATCCTCTCTTACTTAGCATACTCGATTAATTCCACAGTTTTCCCAAAGCTCGGGATATAATTTTTATTATACCCTTCGGTGAGAACCCATAAAGTATCGTACTTTTTCCACTTGTTGTCAACAGCCTTTTGTTCAAAGTTATGCTCAAAGTAGAGGTCGGTAAGGACGATGACATCTTTTGCATTCGGTATGTTAGCATCCAGATACTCGAACACGCAGGCGGCTGTTGTGCCCCATGTTGAGTGGACCTCATAGTTGATCATCTCATCGATGTTACCGCGAGTGTATACTTTAACCTCTCCAACCTCGGTTGACCAACAGAACATCGTAACCTTAAACTCTTTATACAAATTGCACAACCCGGTGATCTCATTGAACATTTTCTTTAAAGTTCTTTGCGAGATCGATCCAGAAACGTCCAAAGCCACTACAATATCTATAGTGTTTTCCGGATTACGACCAGGAACAATAATGTGTTGATTCTTGTTTATAGCTCCAACTTTTCGCATTGTGGTGGTCAAAGACCCAGATCTGCGACCAGGTTTTCTGTAGGTTAGCTCGGCCTTTCGTTTAGACAACATACGTTGCTTAATAATATCTATATAGTTGATTACAGGCTTGCCTCTGTTTTTGACAAACTCGCGCACCGCCTCAGGGCAACGACCTCCTGAAGCTTGCATTGCTGCTTCCAACATGTCACCAGAGTCCTGCATGGCCTGATCTTTATCAGATTGACTGATTACTGGTTGCGGCTGATCATACCCCATAGCCTTTCCAAGATCATCACTAGTGCCACCGTTCCCGCTCATGTGATCATCGGTTTGTCGTTTATCTCCTTGGGAGTTCTCGCCTTTACCGTTCTTACTTTTACCGCTATTCTGATCTCTTTGTTTATCAAGAACTGCATAGACGTTCTCAGCAATCCATCCATGAAACTTCATGTCGCAGTAGCAATTAGCTAAGAAGCCAAAAGGCTTACCTTTTACGAACTCAGTGCTTTTCCCCTTCGGGAAGAAAACACAAGGAGGCTTGCTAAAGTCAACCACAAGACCTGTGTTGATAACGTGATCACAAGCAATATTGAACAGTTCCGGCTCAAAGCTTTTACCACGGACCAGATGATCACAGATAATATGCCCCACCTCATGTGACAGAAGAAAGGCCACCTCTTTCACAGATTTTGGGGAATAGAAAACCTCAGCCATCTCAAACTGCTTGTCAGTCAGAGATGCTTTAAGAATGGTTTTACGCTCATCTGCCAACCCCATAATGAACTCAGGGCTGTAGTAGATGCGTTTATGGTCTGTTGCCATAGTGGAGCACCATGTGTGGTTTTCTACGAACTGCAACCCTGACAACAGTGTGCCATAAAACGGCAGCTTTTCAAGAAGGTACATGCGAGCGGCCTGCAGCATTCGCAAGGCATCATCTTTTTGTGCGGTAATGATTTCTGAACTTCTGCTATCCATTAAAACTCCAGAAGGGGCCATTGGCCCCTGTCATTATTTAACGTGCTTGAAAATACCAGCCAACTCGGTCATTGTCATGCGAGTGGTCTTCATAAGGTCTGTCATAGCCTTCTCCATGATTGGAGATACTACCATGAAGTTACCTTTGGTGAAACCTTTGTTCCAGTCGGTAACTAATAGGGGTTTAAGTCCGGCACCGAGACGTTCACCAGTTAAAGCACAACATTTTCGAATGTATGTGCTCTTAAACTGGCTGAATGACAGATCAACTTTCATACCTGCATCGTAGAACGTCTGGCAATAGAAAGTGTAAGCTTTGGCAATCTCAACATCGTCAGGCAGTGCAGGAACCTCTTCTGTAAGCTCTTCTTCGACCACTTGAGGCTCTTTTTCCTCTTCGTAAGCCTTTTGCGTCATCTCTTCAATCTCCTCTACTACAGGCTCGTTTATAATGTCAGAAATGTGCTTGTTGGCTCCACGATTAGCCATGAAGTTTTTAAAATCCTGCATTGGTGACATATCTTCCTCCCATTCTTCGTCAAAGAGTGCTAGTTTATCTTCTTCCGTTCCATATTGCAAGATGAAATCTTCAAAAGTGTAATCACCTTTCAATTTCTCCATGCGCTCTTCGCTCAGGTGGAGCATCATCTGCTGGACAATTTTTCGATCAGTTTTGTCTTTAATCAAGATTGCGGTCTTTTTATCTACCAGGCAGTCTTTCAGAGAGTTACACCTCAATCCTACCACACAACAGTTATCAATTGCGTAAGGACCTTCATCATCTATCCGCTCCAGAGATGGGTAGAAAGGATTCCCCAGCCCGTTTTCATCTGTGTGCATGTCGAAAGGTATAAGTGTATAGTCGCATACCCCCTCTCCTAAAAGTTTTTTACCAAATAGGAGGTATTCTTCCCATGACAGGTTGAACTCTATATCCCGTTTCCGTGCATTATTTTGTTTGCGTCTGTATTTTTTGAGCAGGCGCTCTAACTCTTCTGGTGTATAATATTTTTCAAGATTCATAAGTTGTCTCTTGTGCCCTGTAGGTGAAGAAATCTTATCAAGTGCCTCGACAGATGTCAACCTCAAAAAACGTGTTGACTTTACTATAAATCCACGATATAGTGCACCCATTCGAAAGAAAACGAACACAGGAGCACTTAATCATGGCAAATCTTAACAGCTTTAGCACTCGGTGGAAACAAGATATCACAACCAATCTCTCAGCAGGTGATATCCTTTCTGCAATTTACGAGGCTTTGGATGATAAAGCTACTTCAAAATCGGTTTGTACCAACCCGCTAACTCCTATAGTAATGAAGGTTATTGAGCGTAGGCTGGTATCCGGATCTGATAAGTGGACATATCTGGATAATGGAGGCCACACTTACTCCAACGGCTATGTCGATATAAAAGTAGAATATGCGGTATCATATCGCCGGAGCGGCTCTGTAACTTTCAACTTCTCTGGTGGTTTCCGATCTCTGGCAACTTCACCTTTTGTTTCCTCAGAGGAGAAGTTTGAACTTCCGTTCCTTTGGATGATGGCTAACGCGACAGGCAAAACCCCTGTAAGCATTCGCGTAAAATACAACTACAACGGATCTAGTAAGATCTATGCCGAGAGTGTTTCAGCAAGTTTTTATTTTGTGATGGGGGATGGAATCCTCAAACATATAAAGATGTGTGATATGCATGATGTTATAAATGAAGTGACTGATAAGAATGTTCTGGTGAAGGATCTCAACAATTTTTATACACCGGGAGACTATTACGTCAACCGTCCACTATGCATCTTTAATGCTGCACACCCTTTAGGTGAGTATTTGATTGCCAATAGTGATATTGCCAATAACCGCTTCGAGGTAGCAAGAGTACAGAATGAGGTGTTGACATCTTGCAAGAGCGGTGATAAGTTTACCGAAGAAGAGATGGGTGTTTTAGAGATGATGGGATATAAGTGTAGCCTTTGGGTAGATGAGGTGTTTAATGACGGCATCTATGGACAGGATATTTACCCGTTAAAGAAGTATACTGATTCCAGTCTAATTTACGCGGAGATTTGACTATGATGAAGTCATGTGGTAGTGTATACTATGTTGGTGAGGATGTTCAGGCAAATAGTGTGTGGAAATCCATTAAGTCCACCACCGATGATGCCTTCTTGAGCGGGTTATGTTTCCCCAATCCCGGAGACATTCTCCCTCACCCTGGGGATTTTGTTGTCAACAAGACGGACGGTTATACCGTGTGCCTGATGGTCGAAAAAATCTTTTTAGATACTAGACACAATCACCGTCTTGTGTTAAAATTTCAAGAATGTAAAATGACAGTTGCCTAAGGAGGCCTACCAATGTCTAAAGTTACTTATCGTGCAGCTATTTACTGCAATGAGCAACCAATCAATAGTGATGGTCACTGCTTTTTTAAAGAAAATCAGTTGGGCTGTATTGCCCTCCTTGATGAAGGGGAAGGTTATATGATTGCATTGACAGGGTTTGAGCCTGAAGCCTTGGAAGCCAATCTGGACTACCTGGTAGAGAAGGGTGCTGCAGACTTGGTTGCCAATGGCCTCTCCATAAGCCTTGAAGAAGTGGAGCGCTTCATGGGCAATTACCGTGTAGTGCGTGAGTTTACTATCGAGGTGGAAACTCCGGAGTGGGGTAGCACTGAAACTAATGCTGAAGAAAAAGAAGAGGATGTAGAATAATGAAAGTGCAAATCTTAACCAATGCCGAGAAGATGTTTATCGAAGATACGCCTTTTGAAACTGGTGAGCTACAGTTTGTATATTTTGTTGACTTAGATAAGGTTTTTCCTGCGCTGAATCTAGGTTTGGAGAAAGTACCTTATAAAACCCTATGCCAGGTTGTCCGTGCCTTAGCGGCAGATGGGGAGTTCCACACCCTTGAAGATATCCAGACCTACGGGTATCTTGAACTGCAACGAGAAGAAGAGGTGAACTGATGATGGCCCAGTGGAAGACAACAGTTGACCTTCATGATCAGTGGTTAGGACGCATAGCTGAAGACGGGAAACTGGTAGAGTGGGACAACAAGCATGTTAGCGAGTTGGCAAGTATTGTGGCTGGCAAGTTACGCTCCAAGTTTCCTGAACAACTGAATCCTGATAGCTCAAAGTTCGATCCTGAGTTGGAGGATGTTGTATACTACTTCGATACCGTTGATGACTACGACGCGTGGTTTGCAGCACGGGAGCTTTACCCACAAGGCTCTGCTATGCGACAGATGGAAGAAGATTATCCTCCGTGTGAGCAATTCAATAGTGCAATGACTTGCCTCTATGATTGGGCAGATAAGAACCTTGTCTGGATTCGGACTGCATTTTAGTGGGTAGGGATGGCGGCAAGGATGCTGCTTAAGGAGTAGTAGAGATGTTATACCAGCAGTACGAACTTCGTGCAGAAAAAGAATTAAATTTTGACAAAGATATTCACAGATATTATTATGGGAAAGTTAGAGGGCAAGCAAGAAAGTGTACTCCAACACTCTTTTATGCCAGCAGACGACTAGCGCCAGAAGAGGCAACAGCAGAAAGGGTTGCATATGGCTGGAGAGTTGCGTATGATATTGACAGATCCGATGTGATGTCTGTTTTGGAAAACTTTGAAAACACTTACACACAAGTAGAGGACTTTTACTAATGTCAAGAAACGTATTCGAAAGTGGTCAAATCACTGTCCGCGAGTTGCCAGCCATTATTCAATTTGCCCAGCGTCATAACCGATCTGTCCTGATTTTAGGACCGATGGGTGTGGGGAAGAGCCAGGTGATGAAGCAGATTGCTGATAATATGTTCGGTGAGCGAGATGACAACCTGGTTGACGTGCGGCTGTCAGATAAAGATCCTGCTGACTTATCCGGACTGCCTATCCCTGTAGAGTCAGATGGAATTACACGTACAGTGTTTGCAATTCCAGAATTTTGGCCTGCAGATCCGAACTGGAGCGGAATTATCTTTCTGGATGAGCTTACTCATGCAGATAACTACCTGCAGAAGGTTGCAATGCAAATTATGCTCGACAACAAGTGCGGCACCTATGCATTTCCTAAGGGCTCTGTTTTTGTAGCTGCAGGTAACCGTGCTACAGATGGTGCTGTTCTTTCAGCGCTCGAAGCCCCTCTGGCTAACCGCTTTATCATTGTAGAAGTTACAAGCAGTGCAGAGGTATTTATTGAGGACTACGCATTCCTTAATGGTGTGCACTCCTCTGTAATTGGATATCTGAAAAGAGTTCCATCAGCTATCGATAATTATGAGGCTATGGCTGAGATTAATTGTCCATCTTTTGCCACACCGCGATCTTGGGTTGCTGCATCTGACATCTTGCACGATTTTGACAGCGGTATTATTTCTGACGCTATGGCTCGTGTTCTTCTGCAAGGTGCTATTGGTCACACTGCAGCGGTGGAAATCTGGACCTACCACACTAAGAAACGAAACTTGCCAGAAATCGGTCGGATTATGGCAGGAGGTTGCAAAGAATATGTAGGTCCTAAGCAGCCAGATATCTTGTGGATTCTTGGGTCTGAAGGTTGTATTGCTATTCGGAATATGATGGAAAATGCAAGTGTCTCGGACGAAGATCTTGTTAGCTGCGTGGCAAACTTCCTCGATTTCCTTTGGGAAAATTTCAAAGATGAAAACCGAGACTTTGTATTCTCAGTCTTTATGGCGATGATGAAACCAAACGCTCTAGGAAATGCCTTGCTTATTGGTAAAGGGCGAGACAAGATCGTTGCTCAGCTGATTAAAGCATACCCAAATCTGATGAAGATTGTAAAAGAGTTTGGTGAAGAGTTTAGCGCCATTTTAGCTAAAGCTTGAGGAGGTTGTATGGCTAAAGTAGGTAAGCGGGGAAACTACTCGGTGGTATTGACCGAGGAGCCGGAGAAGGAGTACGAATGCAGCTCCACTTGCGTGATCGATATCAGAGAAAAAGATGTAGATGAAATCTGGTTTAAAATATTGGACGCTTGCGACAGCAGTGACTATTTCTTCATCTATGTCAACGATAAAGCGGGGTTCTTCCATGACGATGGAGAGTTACCGTATGAAATCTATGAACTTGTAGAAGCTTGCCATCGTGGAGATGCGGAGTTGTTTGGTCTACGGCTGAAAAGCGGTAAGTTCTTCTACCAAGACGAATGCATGAATCTTCACAACTTCGTAGAGGGAACTTGCAACGATGGAGAGATTCTGGCACACTACGACTAATTTCTAAGACCACCCCCGCTTCGGCGGGGATTTTCTATTTGGAGTTATTGTGAAAATTAAAATCTTTGCTATTATTTTGAGCGCATTTTTATCGCTGCCTGTTGTTGCAGCACCAAAACAAAAAGTATATCACACCTGCAAGCCATCGGATACTAAGGAAAACATTCTAGCATGCAATATCTACAGGGAGGCTAGAGGGGATGGCACGATGGGTATGCTGGCATCAGGGTTTGCCACACTAAACAGGAAATCTCACCCCAAATACCCGGACACCATAAGAAAGATTGTCTACCAACCTAACCAGTTTTCGTGGACAAACCACGGCAAAATTTTTAAGGTGACAGAAAAAGATTCATGGGATCACGCTAAAAGTCTTGCAAAGATGCTTCTAAAGGTCTATAATAACAACCATGTTGCATACATGGCTATGGATATAACAGGTGGAGCAACACACTATCATACAACAAAAGTACGACCGAAATGGGCAAAAAAGATGCAGAGGACAGCTCAATTCGGGAGCCATATCTACTACAAGGAGCGCAATAAATGATTGTAAACAGTAATGAAACTAAAGCAGTGCTAACTGGGAATATGGAGGTCACAAGGGGATCAATTTCTCTGAATAAAGAGACTTTTGGGTTAATCATTAAAGGGATTTATGAAGATAAGGTGCTGGCAAGCTGCCGTGAACCAATCTTCAATGCTGTGGACTCTCATGTTGAGTCTGGACGGGGTGATGTACCGATCATTATTCACTCTCCTACAGATCTTGAACCCTACTTCTTTGTGCAGGACGTTGGCCTAGGCATGTCAGAAGAGATGGTCCGCAACACCTTCATGAACCTCGGTGAGTCAACCAAGCGCAATAGCAACGCTCTGGTTGGTAATAAGGGTGTTGGTTCAAAGGCCCCGTTCAGCATGGTAGACACTTTCGATGTAATCAGTGTGCACAATGGTGTGGAAAGCACATATCTGTTGTTCTTGGATCAGGGCATCCCAAATGTCACCAAGATCCGTGAGCGGAAGACTGAAGAGCACAACGGGGTAAAAGTTCAGTTTCATGTTAAGAAAGAGCATGTTCTGAAATATCGCACTGCTATTGCATCATGTCTGCGCTATGCAAAATTCCCGTTCACCGTCACCGATCCAATGACGAGCAAAATGCTGGAGGGGGATAAGGTAGAGGCGCAGTATTATTATGAAAAAGATGGTTGGAAGATGACCATCCTGAAGGGCTATACCAGCTCTGACGAGAGTCGTGTGGTAATGGGTCACCAACCTTACCGTTCTAAGTTCCTGGAAACACTAACAGATTATCCTGCAATTTGTGTAGAGATCCCTATCGGAGACTGCAATATTAACCCAGGGCGTGAATGGACCATAGAAGGTCACGACGATGGTGGATTCCAAGAGCGTTTGGAAGCTTTTGTCAAAGAAGGTATTCGCCTTCGTGGAGCAGAAGTTGTTGCAGAACTGGAGACAGCAAAAACATCCTCAGAAGCACGCGAGATGATGAAGAACAGTGGAGTGTTCGGGCACATTTTCGGTAAGAATTTTATGTATGACCGCTGGGAAGAAACAGGGCTAGGGAATTTGGGGGACTGCGAGATCTTCGCGGGTGGCTTAAATAAAGGCCGCATAGGCTACGCTTGTTACGGAAAGGTAGAATTCTTACGAGGAGTCTATTTAGTATTTAACGACGGAGACGGTAAATATAACCGAAATAAGTGTAACTACTTAAGTGAGATCACCGGACGCAACGTTTTCTATTGCCGGAACACGGATCTGGTAAAAGAGTTTAAAGAGGCGGCACACCATCCGTTCTTTGCAGATACGGTCAAATTGTTATCAGAGCTCCCTCGCCGACCTGTGAAGAAAGGTGAAACAAAAGCTCGTTATGAGCCCGGTTATTGGGTTAAAAAACTTGAGAAGGATGGTTACTTCCGTCGTGAGCGTATTACCAAGGCAGAGTTCAGGAAGATTAAGCACTGCATACCGTATGAGGGGGATATCCAACGGGGAAGTTGTTGGCTAGGGCAGATGAGTAACATCTACCAGCAAAATTATGACCGTGTGCGTGCGGCACTCCAGATCCCTGAAGGGGAAGATCTGTACCTGGTATCAGAATCTCGTCTGCTTTGGACTGATCCTAATTGCCAATATGTTACAGAGAAGAATGTGGAACATTTGCTGAAAGAGGATGCTTGGAAATTCTTACTGACTCGCGCAGCAAATGAAACTTCATATGACAGCCTGTACAGACAGTTAGGTAAAATTATACCCATGCAGGATTTTGGAAATTATCAGCCACATTTCCACAAGTGGGAAGGTAGCACCACGTGGAAGTATGGTGAGCTGAATCATCGTGCCAAAGTCTTAATCGCCAACCGAGTTAAGTGCGGGAAGGCCTATATTGCAAGATTGGAAAAGAAATATCCACTTTTAAAGCATGTAGGCTTGAAATATTGGGACACCCCTGCTATGATTGAATACCGTGAACTGATCGATACAAAGAATAACATCCAATAAGGAGACCAAGATGATTTTCATCTACGAACATTTCAAAACCCGTAAAGAAGCACGAGACCGCCGTGCAGAACTTGAGAAGAAAGGTTTCACATGCGCTATTGAGAAAGGTGACACAACCTGGACACTGGCAGTGGGTGCCCCAGAGGTGTTCGATCCTGACCGTGACAGCGTCTGCTACACCCGTGAGGATTTTGAAACCCGTGAAGAGGCCCGTTTATTTCGATATGGGTTGGAAGATAACGGTAAGTACGCCATGATCTTAGACTTAGGAGAAGGTTCCGTTAAACGTTGGGGCGTGGTATACCCACTGTGTGTTGTTCACGGTGTAGGGTTCACTGGGGTAGCAATCAAATCAGAAGAGCCTTCGGTAGAAGTCAAAGATCCGGTGCTGGAGGTGGTGAGTAGTGTGTCTCAACAACAATCACGAAGCACCGAGCCCTTAGTGGTTATTTGCGGGGAACTCCTCCAGATCACCTGCAACGAAGGTATTTTTGAAATTCGCCGCAGTGAAAGTGAGGAAGTTTACCAGAAAGTCTTCGACCATATCTCTGTTCAGGAATATGACGAGGCAATTGGTGAAATCCTTGTCTGGCTGGAACGCAAGAATGAGTTCACCACACTTGCAGACAACCTGATCATGAAAGATGGTAAGCTCTACTACTACGGTGTAGAGATGCGATCCACCATTGCAAAGAAAATTGAGAAAGATTATGCAGACGGAACACTGGATGACCGCTATGTGAAATTCCTCGTTCGCCTGCTACGCAATCCTTCTGCAAAATCTGTAAACATGCTCTACGATTTTATGCAGGCAAACGACATTCAGATTGCAGAAGATGGTCGAATCATTTGCTACAAAGGGGTTCAGTTTAACGGCGACAAGTGGGTGGATTGGCACAGTGGTAAAGTCCCACAATACCAGGGGGCTTTTGTATCCATGCCCCGTAACTTTGTAGAGGATGATCCGGAAGCTGCATGCTCTTATGGCCTGCACTGTGCCAGCAAAGAGTATGCAAAGAGCTACGGAACTGTGATGACGGTTATGGTTGACCCTGCTGATGTAGTTAGTGTACCTTACCAACACAACAGCGCCAAGTGCCGTGCATGCCGCTACGAAATCGTAGTAGCTCCAGAATCGCGCAAAGATGGCGACCCAATTGAGTACGTGGTTGACCGCGACGGTAATACTATCGACATTATCTACGAGGAGGCGTAATGGAAAAAGGGCAGTACGATGTAGGCACAGATGCTGCCCTTGTTGCAATCATGAGCGGTGAGAATGTCTTCGTAAGTGGACCTGGTGGAACCGGGAAGACATATCTTATCAACATGATCCAGTCCATGTATGGAGACTCTTGCATAACGGTTGCCCCGACAGGGGTAGCCGCTTTAAACGTTAATGGAGCAACAGCGCACCGAACTTTCGATCTTGCCGCAGGTGTGAGCATGGAGTCAGACTGGACAGCAATAAGGGCAAAAACAGCAAAGCCTCTGAAAAGCAAGGCATTTACCATCCTGATTATCGATGAAATCTCTATGATCCGTGCTGACAAGTTCATAGAGATGGATAGAAAACTCCGCTTTCTTCGGAAAAATGACAAACCTTTCGGAGGCATTCAGGTGTTATTGTTTGGAGATTTCTACCAAGCACCTCCAGTTGTCTCTTCTATGGAGAAAGAAGCCTACTTCAACTTCTACCACACAGACCTGTGTTGCTATACAGAATCTTGGGAGGATCTTAATCTTCACAACATAGCCTTAGTAGACCAGTTCCGTCAGGAATCTGTTCGCTTCGCCACAATGTTGAACTGTGTTCGTGAAGGTCGTCGCATAAAAGAGGTTGTAGCAGAGCTTAACACTCGTTGCTATCATGGTGGTGTCCCAACAGATGCCTTGACCATCTGTGCCACCAATAAGCAAGCAGAGGAGGTGAACAGACGTTTCTATGATGCCATCAAGGCCCCAGAGAAGACCTACATTGGTAAAATGAAAGGTAAGTTCCCTTCCACACTACCTGTGGAGCAGGAAATGAGGCTGAAGATAGGGATGAAGGTTATGATAACCTCAAACGATGTTGACCCTACTCACAAAGTTCCGTATTATGTTAACGGGACACGTGCCACAGTGGTAAAATTCAAGACCAAATCCGTAGTAGTTGAGCTAGAAGACGGAACACAGGTTGAAATTGAGCCAAGATTGTGGGAGAATAACGAGTACAAACCTTCCCAGAGGTACAATATTGCCGAAAGGAAGATGGAGAAGTTCATAGAGAGGGTTGTGATCGGGTCTTATGAGCAACTTCCTTTGAAATCTGGGTACGCAGTAACATCGCATAAAAGTCAAGGACTTACGTTAGATTGTTACAACCTAGACCTCGGAAAGAACGGAGCTTTCTCTCCCGGAATGACGTATGTTGCCTTGAGTCGGGTTAAGACGATACAAGGAATAAACTTGTTGCGTCCATTAAGAGAGGTGGATATTATTGTTGACCCGAGAGTCGTAGAGTTTTATAATACAACTTTCCCTGGCTTAGACGAGAAAGTCAGGAAAGATTTTGAAACTAGAGCAGAAAAGGGGGACGTATGAGTTTGTGGAGAAATATCGTTAACTACGTGTGTGGCAATCCGACTCCTGAAGAGAAGGATGTTGTGATTCACGATTTTACTAAAAGATCTCGTGAAAAAGATCTACTGCTAACAAAGGTGACTGATAAAGATCCTGCAGTAGGGGACTGGGCAGGTTTTGCGTTTACATCGGACAAATACACCTTTAACAAAGGTGACTACCTTGTTGTGGATTTTAACGAAGATATTGAGGGTGCTGAACCTTACTATCAAACCCTTATTGTTGCAGGGTGTGTTGATCTCTCTGCAGGCATGCACAGTTTGATTCTTTTTGAGCTTGACTCTGAAGACCTTGAGTAGTAAGATGTGAGTATAAAGGGGAGGCACTCCTCCCCACAAAAACTAAGGAGAGCACCAAACGATGAGTAAAACCAAATTAGAACTTACCTGGATAGGTAAGAACGAGCGCAAAAAGCTAGAGCCTCACATTTTGTTAGAAGATTCGAGCAAGTCTTATCACGCCAGTAAAAAGGTGACCGAAAACGATATTTTTGATAATAAACTGATTTTTGGAGATAACTTACTGGCATTGAAGGCACTAGAGCAAGAGTATGCAGGCAAAGTGAAGTGTGTTTACATAGACCCGCCATTTAATACCGGAAGGGATTTTGAGCACTACGATGATAGCCTGGAGCACTCCATTTGGCTGGGCTTAATGCGGGACAGATTAGAAATAATTCGTAATCTGCTAAGCGATGATGGAGTGATATTCGTTCACTTAGATGACTGCGAAATGGCTTATTTAAAAGTCTTGATGGACGAGATTTTTGGTCGTGCAAATCAGTTAAATACCATATCGATGACTACAAATTGCCCTTCAGGCTTTAAGGCAACAGGAACTACAGTTTTCTCCACAGCAAACTTTTTGCTTGTATATGCAAAAGATCGTACCAAGAAACCACTTAACAAAATCTATATACCTAAAGAGTATGATACGGGATATAACAAATATCTATTAAACCCAGATGACCATTATAAAAGTTGGACGTGGTGCGGTATTGCCGATGCGTTTGCAAAGGCCAATGGCTATAAAGATACAAAAGAAGCCAAGAAAAAACTGCCTGATACATTTGATGATGAATTAGCACAATTTGCAATTGATAATGCAGAACGTGTATTTCAATCCGTTGCAATTGGCGGTGGTGCCAAAATAAAGAGAAAAGAAACTATCGAGAAGTCAAAGAAAGATAGGGATAAGGTTTATGTACATCCAAATGAGGATGTCGAAGGCTTTTATATCGCAAATGGTAGGCAAATGGTCTTTTATTCTAATAGGCTTTTGGAAATTGACGGTGAGATGCAGCCTGCTGAACTAATAACTGATGTTTGGACTGACATTAGTTGGAATGGAATAGCAAATGAAGGGGGCGTTAGTTTCAAAAATGGAAAAAAACCTGAAGCGCTTTTGAAGCGGATTTTAGAAATGTGTACGCGAGAAGGAGATTTAGTATTGGATTCATTCGGCGGTTCGGGGACTACTGCTGCTGTAGCTCACAAGATGAAAAGACGTTGGATCTCGGTTGAGCTAGGAGATCATTGTCATACCCATATTATTCCACGCTTGCAAAAAGTGATCGATGGTGAAGATCAAAGTGGTATTTCTAAATCTGTAAACTGGCAAGGTGGTGGGGGCTTTCGTTATTACAAACTTGCCCAGAACTTAGTTGTGAAAGATAAGCTTGACTCAGAAGAAGATTTAGAGTAATATTTAAAATATCGAAGGAGAGGTCTACTCTTAACACAAGATAAGGAGAACACCGAATGATGAAGCGTTATAAACCATATACTTTTGAAATCGATTTCGAACTTGACAATATGCTCACTGTAGAGGCTCAGGCAGTTGTCCAGTTGCCAGATCCAGAGTGCCGTGATTCTGATGTTGATTATTATGGATTTAGACAGATTACTGATGTGCATGTTTACCACAACGGAGAAGAGGTGGATTTTCACCAACTGCCGAACGATATGCGCCACTCGATTTACAAACGGGCAGCACGTGAACTAGAGTCCTATCTGGATGCAGCAACAACAGCGGCTGCATTTGCTGAAGAGACAGGAGGTTTCTGATGATTACAGATGTGAAGATTATCCAATACCACCTAACCAAATTAGAAGATGCTGAAAAAGAGCTTTCAGAAGTTCTGAACAGTGGGTATACTTTACTGACATGCTCCTGTTCAGACACATACATTGTGTGGACACTTGCTAAGAAGGAAGAACCAGCAGGAATCTTGGTGCCAAACCCTAAGATTATTAGTGAGGTGGACGACTACTCTCAGGATGGCCTACCAGAAGGCTGGGAAACATGGGAAGGTGGTGAAAACCCTGCACCAGGTAAGTGGGTAAAATACAAACTACGTAGCGGTGCACAGTATGCTGACTACTCTGATGACCTAGACTGGAGTCACTCTTCACCAGGATCATCTGCAAGTGCATATGATATTGTTGCTTTTCAGGAATAAGGAGAGAGTGTTATGTCAGATTTTATGTGGAAGGTAGGCTACGCTGCTCCCGAGATGTGCAAGGCCTGCTTTGTGAAAATAGGCCGCGAGGATATCGACAAAGTTATCTTTAAGTTTCGTGATGTGGCTGTAATCGGCAACCGAGTGCTTAAGCACTTAAAAAATCTGAAACTCACCAAAAAGAAATTCTTCGGGCTTTTTGAAGAGAAAGTTGATGCTTGGACCCATTGCATTCAGGAAGCTAAATCTCACTACAGTGCTATTGTTACTCCAGAACGGGTAGCCAAGATGGAAGGATTCATCAACAGCACGGAGTTTGAGTGCTTAAAAGCTGCCCTTGATAGTTATCCAAAGTGCCTCAAACATCTCGACAAGTATGTAGAAGAGGATGGGGAAATGTATCTCACTCTGGATGCATACTATGAGATGCAAGAAATTTTAAATTTAGATTTGACATTGGTATCCACCGAGTATACAATAGGTATCCGGGTTTAACACTAGGCCCTGCCCGAAAGGGTGGGGCTTTTTGCATTAGGAGACAGCAAATTGAAATTTATCTACAAAGAACACTACCACAAAGGTGTTGTGTGGAGTCTATTTGACGGGTCTGGTGGTGCAGTTATTGACTGGGCAAAAGCTGGATATCTGTGCCTGTGCTTTAACGCAGAAGGTGCTGACCATGGCAGTTATGCAGAGGTGATAACCGATCATCCCAACATTCACTACGTGGATTATTGGATTGACCCGTGGTTCCCTCAAGAAACTTTTTGCATGTACCCAGCTCCAGACTTTATTCTTGCATTTCCTCCGTGCACGCATCTAGCAGTATCAGGCGCTGCACATTTTAAGAAAAAGCTGGCTAAGGACCCTCTGATTCAAATTAATGCTGTAAAAGATGCTCGGGTTGCAGAAGAGTTGGGAGAGATTTACGATTGCCCGTGGCATGTAGAGAACCCTGTGGGGGTTATGTCCGCACTGTGGCGAAAACCTGATTATCGTTTTCATCCTTCAGATTATGGCGGTTATTTACCAGAAGATGATGTAAACCCATGGTTTCCTGAATTTATAGCTCCACGTGATGCCTACCCAAAAATAACTTGCGGTTGGATAGGCAATGGATTTATAATCCCAGCCACAAAACCTGTCCCGCAAATAGTGGATGCGGTTAGCGGTTATTCTATGCAACACGCTAAGCTAGGTGGAAAGAGTGCAAGGACGAAGATGATTCGAAGCCTCACACCACGTGGCTGGGCTAAAGCTGTATTCTTAGCAAACGAGCCTGCAGTAAGGAGCAGAATTAATGGGCAGTAAATTCATGGCATCTGCATACAACCGTTTCGGTGAGCCAAACCCGAAAGCAACTAAGTATAAAAGTGGGGGAAGTGTGAAACGAGACTATCGTGATGAAAAAGAGGTTGAAACTGTAGAGACTGTTTTAGAAAATACTAAAATTGTCCCTGTTCCACAACAAAATATCGGACTGATGGCTGCACAATATTTTGGTGTGCGATCAGCATTGTCTCAGGAAGACGGGGTAACGGTCACCGCAACATATTTCCCATATTACGACCGCTACGGTAATCTATCCGGCTTTAAAAAGCGTGACTGGACAATCCCTAAAGAGCAAAGAGGCCATTTCTCAGTTGTTGGCATAGTAAAGGCCAACTCTCAGATGTTTGGTCAAAAGCTGTGTGCATCCTCCAACAACCGTAAACAGATTAACGTCTGCGAGGGGGAGGGTGATGTTATTGCAGCATGGCAAGCTGCATATCAGATACAAGTGAAGGGCATTCTCACCAATGCTAAAGCCCCAGCGAAGGTGAAGCAGTGGGCTAAAGAAGTTCAAGATGGGATTGATGCAGTTATCAACGGCGGAGACCTGGCAGGAAAACCCTGCCTGCCTTTTGTTGGAATTAACTGCGGGTGTGCAAACGCCGTAGACACTTTTGCGAACAATGAGAAATTTATCCGTAGCTATGGAACAGTGGTCCTTGCAATGGACAACGATGCAGCTAACGAGGTAGAGAAGCAAAAACACGTTATCAAAGGTGTTGAAGCCACACATAATATCGCAGCATTTTTAATGGCTGACAACGTTTACCACGTGGAATACCCAGGCGAGGTAAACGATCCCGATGGTGTAAAAGATATTCGTGACATGCTGAAGGCTAAAAAGCTGGAAGATATTGTCAACATGTTCCGTCACCCAGTCAAATATGTGCCTGATGCTGTATCTGATTTAGAAGACTTCTCCATTGAATCTCTTCGTAAGAAGACTTCCAATGGCGTGGATATCAGTGCGGAGTTCCCTAAATTGCAGAAGATGCTGAAAGGGCTCCACAAAGGCACCTTGATGATGCTAACAGGCCCATCTGGCGGTGGTAAAACAACTATAGCCAAGAAGCTGGAACACTGCATTGCAAGATACTTGATGGATCCAACATGCCCTAAAGCTGATGATTATGAAGAGGATGATCGCCTGTGTCTGATTCACCTTGAAGAGGATCCTGAGGAAGCAATCAACTCTCTGTACGCTAACCAGCTGGGGTTTGATGTTAAAGAGTTTGTTGAAGACCCCAGTCAGTTCCTGACCGACCAGGAGCACGCTGAGATTCATCAATCTTGGGCCAAGACCGGAAAAATCAAAGTGTTCAAGCATTTCGGCTCCATCCCTGTGGATGAGCTGATCACTAAGCTTAAACAAATGGTGTGCCTGTATCACTGCCGTTACATTGTGCTGGATCACTTGTCTATGGTGATTTCAGGGCTTAATGTTAAGGATGAGCGCAAAGAACTTGACATGGCTATGACTCAACTAGCCGCGTTCTGTAAGCAGTTTAATGTGTTTATCCTGGTGATTGCTCACCTGAAACGTACAGAGATTGTACCTCCTAAGGATAAGGATGGGAATCCGTTGCCTTTCTGGTACCCTGTACGAAAAGAGAACCTTCGAGGTAGTGCCGGATTGGAGCAACTCAGCTGGGTAGTTGTTGGGGTAGAAGCAGAAGAGATGGTGGATCGTTCCCGTGGACGTGTCCGACTGGTAAGTCTTAAAAACCGCCCAGCAAAAACCCTAGGTATTGCGGACACTTTAGTTATGGATCCTCACACAGGCAAGTTCCACGATGCCAGCAATTGGTACTGGGATAAAGAAATGCAAATGTTTACAGACGGAGAAGGTGGGGAGGTTGTTTGGAGACCTCAGGCTATGTTTGAGGATCAAGATCATGCAGTTGTGGAAACACCTGTGGGCAAGGTTGTGGCTGATAAGGTTGTAACTCCTACTGTTACCCCAGTTGACACACAGGAAGATCCTCAGTATGATGATCCGTCCTCTAACCACGTCCCCGGTTTTGAAGACGACGAAACACCTTTTTAATGTTTAACCAAGAGTGGGAGGGGTAGTACAACCGCCTCCCCTTTAAGGAGAACTGTATATGAGCATGTGGTCGTTCGATTTTGAGGCCTCTGGCTTGCTGGAAGACCCAGATCTTTATTATCACTGCGGTTTGTTTAAAGAGCTGAATAAGAACCGTTTTATGCTGTTCCTTCCTCTAAATGACCGCACACACTACTCTGAAGAGGATGTGGAGAAAGCTAAGAACTTCATTCTGGCAAAGAAGACCCTTTATACAGATTTTGAGGCTCGCATAGCAGATTTTTCAGAGTTGGAAGGCTGGCTTACAGGCAATTCAGACTGGTCACCTACGGCTTTGAACTGCCATAACTGCTACAGTTACGACTTTATGCTGATGGAAAGATTATCCGGTATTCATTTTGATATGTTCCGTGATCCTAAATGCATGGGAACTATCAACGACCACCAGGTTAATCTGTTTGATACGTTAGCGATGAGTCGAATCTTGTGGCCTGACCGCCCTTTGCCAAAAGGTTGTCCGGACGCAGTATTCAATCCAGTTACCAAGAAAATGCAGCCTGTTGGACCTCATGGCCTTATGGCATGGGGCTATGCCCTTGGTAACCAGAAAGTTCAAATCGATGACTGGCGTGAGCTTCCGCTGTGGAAATATGTGGATCGTGTGTTCGAGGACGTTATCATCCAGGAGTTGCTCTGGAAAGAGTTGGTAGCGGAATCAAAAGGTGTATTCTACGGCAAATCTGACATGCAGAACTTTATGTATGACCCTGCCAAAGAGAAGCCTAAAGGATTCAAGAAGATTACCTGGAAGAATGCATTACGCCGAGGCATGCTGCAGCATTTCCTGATGGAGCTGCAGGCTCGACAGGGTGTGTATTTCGACATAGATGGAGCTATTGCTTTACGTGACCGCTGCGATGCGTGGATGAAGGAGATCGCTGATCGTGTTGAACCACAACTTCCTTTAAAAGAGTTATCAATGTCTCAGCGGCCTAAGTTCCCTGAAAAGCCGTTTAACCAGGATGGGACAATCTCCAATAATGGTTGGAAATGGTTAAAAGACAAGCTTGGCTATCCTGTAGACATGAGCGCTTTAGAGTTCAAAGCTCCTCCTAAGCGAGCATTTACCTCCACAGGGGATGTCAGCAAAATGGGGATAAAATGGTGTGAAGAGATGGGCTGTAAAGACCCAGATAAGATGGCTGATTTCTTGAGGGGGTATATCAAAGGAACCTCTACACCACATCCTTTACCTAAAGAACTAATGGATCAGGCAATAAGTGATCTGCAGCAGAAGCGGATGCCTGACTGCAAGATACCTATGAAGATCAGCAACCAGGACGATATTAAGCGATATTTGATCAGCGCTGGTTGGCTCCCAACAATGTGGAGAACTAAAGATGTAACCAAGGACAGCAAGAAGAAAGCTCTGCCTGATGCTGATGTTGATGCACGAGTATATGCATATATGGACGAGCTTTTAGAGTCAGAGTATTGTGACCTAATTATCAACTTCTGGAACAAAACTGATGCTAAGTTTCAGACAACCGTGCACAAGTTCCGAAGCTTCCCTAACTCAGAAAGGATTAAAAAGGAAGTGTTTGGGAAGATACGTAGAAAAGCCAGAGCGCTTATTACTTCTCCGCAACTGAAAGATACGTTTGGACACCTATGTCCGAATCTTGAAAAGTTGAACGGAGAGATGGCTAAAGATATCGTCTTGTGGTTATCCTTGCGAAACCGTAGATCGGTCCTTGATCCAATCAAGGAGGATAAGGTTGATACTGGTCTTCTTAATCATCCACGTTTGAAGATTGACCATAAGCTTCCTGCTAAAAGTTCTGGATTAACAAACACTTCCAGACAGAAACACAGCATTTGTGCAAACATGCCTAAACCATCTCCTAAAGTGGTTATGGGTAAAGAGATGCGTAGTCTGTGGGGTGTTCCTCCAGGATACTTTGAGATCGGTATTGACGGGTCCAACTTAGAGCAGCTCATCGGGGCCTGGGGTGCCTTTGAGTTTGACAACGGCCTGTATTATGATGTTGTAAGTAACGGGGACGCGCACCAAAACAATGCTGAGGCATATACAAAAGTAGCAGGTAGAGAGGTGTCTCGTAACGATGGTAAACCTATCACGTATGGGGTTATGTATGGGGCACAAAAAGATAAAGTTGCAGATATGCTGGATATCTCTCCAGAACTGGGGCAGAGAGTAATTGATGCTCTCTGGGATGCCAACCCAGGTCTTAAGGGGCGCAAAGAGGATCTGGAGAAATTCTGGGAAGCAACAGGTAAGAAATTTATCTACTCTTTTGACGGGCATGCCATTTGGACCCGCTCTAAACACTCTTTGCTTAATGCATATCAGCAAAATGGCGGTGCATCGTTGTGCGACTTGGTCGGAATCCTCATGCACCACCAAATGGTGAAGCGTGGATGGTATGATGAAGGTGTTCGTCGTATTATTTATTACCATGACGAATATCAGCTTCAAGTGCCTGACACCTCTAAGTATAAAACTGTATACACCTTCGACACAATTGAAGAGCTGGAAACATTTAAAGCCCAACAAGAGGCTAAACTTCATGTGTTCGACGGTCATAAGTACAAAAAGGCACGCAAAGATGAGGACGGAAACGAAGTGGTTGACAAGGACGGAAATACGGTATACGATCCTATCTTGAACGATGACGGAAAGCTTGAACTTATCTGGAGCCCTGTGGGCGAAATGGTGGTGCATTGCTTCTGGCAGGCTTCTAAAATGATGGGCGTTCCGTTCCAGATCACAGGTGAATACTTGTGCGGTCGTAACTGGGGCGATTGTCACTAATGTAAACTATCAACACACGGAAGTGTTGTTAGACAAAGAGAGGAGACTTTTATGGTAGTAGAACCAACAAAAACATTTACCTCCATGACTATCCCTGTCATTATGCAGGTAGAGTGCGTTCAGGTGTCCCAAGTGTGGCCCGGTACTAAAATTCCAACAGGGCCTGATTTCTTTCAGGTCGGCAAAGTGTATAATGTCTGGAAGGCACCGGATTGTTACCCTTTCATTAAAGATGACCGTGGAATGTTATGGTATCTGGGGAATGATTTGACACTGCATCTTGGAAATGCTATTATTGCAGTGTTCCGGCTCAACAAGAAGGAGACAGATCAATGACAACTTTGGTTAAAGCTACGTTTGTAGAAGAAAAGATGACAGACCTGTCATTCTTTGAAGAAGGTAAGGTCTACAAGGTTTATTACGATAAGGATCGCAGGAACAATATGATCGAAGACGAGGACGGTATCTCCTGGTATATCTCCCATCTGTCAAATGGTGAGTATCATATCTATGGGACCACCCTACTTGCCAAGTTTGTAGTTGTTGAAGAGGATCTATGAAAGTAAAGTATCTGGCTGAAGGTATGAGTAGGTATTTTACCCTTGGGGAAGAGTATTGGCCCTTCACGGAAAATGGAGATGTATACGTGAAGGATGACCAAGGTGTGCCGTGGTTTCTGCACCCTAATGGGTTGGGATATTCCATCTACTGCGGTGCGGTGAACAACACAACCCTTGCAGAGTTCGTATAGAGGAGGTAGAATGTTAGTAAAAGGTACCCACACAGTCAAGCAACGCATTGAAGTTGAGATCGATGATTGTGAGCTGAAGCATATTTTACGGTCATGCTCCAACGTTTTGCTCCTTAGTATTCTCCAGGAGCGAGCGGAGAACGAGTTCCTAAATGCACTAGCAGGCCGTCCTGGGGACTTCTGTGTGCGTAAACGTGAAGATCGTAAGTCGTGGTTGTGGGAAATCGATGCCGACTGGGATTACCACAAAAATGAAGGTATAGATGAGCCTATTCGTGAATTGACAGACAAAGAGATTCAGATGTACAATGAAGTTTGCCAGTGGGCAAAAAGTCAACAAACTTATCTCGATCCTTGGTGGATGATTGAAAATAGCCATTGACAAGAAGTAAGATTGGATATAAGATGCTTCGCACAAACAGAGAGTTGATTTTTAAATAATTGAGGAGACTGCTAAGATGCAAATCACTTTGAAGCCAGAATGCGTTGCAAATGACCGAGCTTTTAAAGATTGCACAATCGGTGCAATTTATGAAGCAGAGTTTTGTGAGAATCCTCTGGTAAAAGCTCTTCTGGAAGAAGGGACCTATTTATCACAAGAAGAACTTGATGAGTTGGAAAACTCAGCCCAGTGCCTTACCTTTAAAGATGATGAAGGAGATTCTGTCTGGTGCACTGTTAACGAAGTAGTTTTTGTAAAACCTGAGCATTAATACTTGACAACATCGATAGGGCCTAATACAATGGCTCTATCAAAACGGAAGGGGACCACAGCAATGACCAAACAATATCAACGAATTAAAGCCAAGGTTAAGCCAGACTACTTGGAGAAGGACTCTGCTTTTCGGGACTGCACCGCAGACAAAGTTTACACAGGTGCTGTTCTGTTAAACGATAAATTTGAAGTGGATGGGCTTGGCAAAGAGGCTACTATCAAGGATGACCAGGGAGATTATGTTTGTTGCACCACCAGAGAGCTGGAGATATTAGAATACTTCGGTGAAATCTTCACCTCTCTTGATGATTACTTAGATGACGAGGAAGAGTGATGAAAAACATTTGGGATATTAATATCTTTGAAGCCTCTGAGCTTGACGGTGCCGATGGTGTTATTATAGTTTCTGATGGAAAGGTAACATTGACCTCTGGACTGACCTATGAGGACACTACCTACGCATTGGGAGATCTTGCCTTGTTGAAATCAACAGGTGACTCTCTGGAAGAACGTCTGCAAGGATTTGCCTTTAAAGAAGGCACAAACACCACACTGATGTGCACTACACGCACTGTTCAGTTGGGCAACGGGGTATATATGGTCATTGCAGTGTGCCCCAAATTCAGCAACATTAATAAAGATGATGCTGACGCTGTCAACGACGTGGTTGTCCTCTTCGTGGGTGACGCTATGGCAGATCTGATGAATGCAGGAGAAGCAGCAAATGAAGACTGAAAACATTACCCCAGAAGGATTCCTGAAAGTATACCGTGAACTGCTATACACTACAGAGGACAGTGTTCTAGAGTATCCAGAATATCTTTTGCTGTATAAGTATCTGCAGGAGGCTGGTGAAAATCTACCAGTTAGTGCAGAAGGTGGTCCGAACTGGATATACAGCGCATGGAGAAAGGTTGACATTCTCCCAGACCCAGGTAAAGATATGGTAGTTTGGCAGCTTATCAACAACATCGGGATTCCAATCTTTGATGAAGCTGTTAAAATCTATTTTGAACTTGACGATTAATATCAGGAGACCTTAAGATGGCTGAAGTAGTTGCTCGCGCAGGACAGAAAGTACGTTGTGTGGAAGTAGGTTTTGGTGGCAAAGGGTGTCAAAACTTGACTCAAGGTAAGGAATACGCTGTTATTTCTGGTGGTGGCGACGAGAGTATTGTGTTCGAGGGCCACACCCTGGATGCTGAAAACTTTGAAATCTTTGACGACGATGGAGATCCGATCACCTGCCTGCTGGACGGGAATTGGGGAACTTTCGAAGTGATTGGCTAACAAATACCTATTGTAATTTACAGAAGGGGATGCTAAAATAGTGTCTCCTTCTATGTTGTTCAAATAAAATCGGAGATTCCATAATGGAACAAATGAACGATCAAGCGTCGGTTGCGATGAACGAGCAAGAACAACCTCAAGAATTTTTCTTAGGGTTAAGTAAAGATCAAGTGTCTCTTCTGCTAGTGCTTTCTTCTTTCATGGGAAGACTTCAGGAGCTCACACAACAGCCAGAGGCTGAACAATTATTCCAAGCTTTGCGTGAAGAAGAAAAATATCGTCGTTTGGACTATGCCTTAGGTTGGGTAGCTCAACAACGAGATATGCTGATGGCCCTCTCTGGGACTACAAGTTTTGCAATGGGCCTGTTGGCTCAAGTTCAGGACAAATTAATTCAAGCAGGGTTTGCACACACGGCAAACACTAACGAAGAACAAGGAGACAAATAATGAGCGTTATTCAACAATTCGCTAACCCGATGAATCCGCGTGAAACTGTTTTACTGGCTCACGGTATGATTAAACGTGTCAGCATCAAACCTATCAAAGGTGCTGATCCTACAACAGGTATTAAAACCACTGTGTGGCAAGGTAAGAAAATCGAGTCCAGTCACACCATCTCCTTACTGATTTCTGAACTGGATTCTTCTGATAACCTACTTCAAGGTGGTGAAGAAGTTTGGATCAGTATGGGTGATAAATTGCTCAAACCTGGTCATCAAGATTCCGTCTCTGTTAAAATTGATGACAAGTGGGAAACAGTAACGCCAGGATGGATCGTAAATATCCCTTTAAAGGCAAATGAGCATAACGGTAAGACCTACTACAAAGGCTCATTGGCTAAAATGGTTAAGCTGGGGGCAGGAGAGGCTCCAGCAGCTCCACAGCAACAAAAACAGCAACAAGGCACACAATCACAAGGCCAGAAGCAGAAACCCCAGCAGAATGCCAATCAGGACGTTTTACGCATCTATGGGGATGTGACTCAGATTGTTGGTAACGTGGTTACTGTCAATGACCACAAGATTGGCGAAGGTGCTATGGTTGTCTCCGATGAGCAGCTTAAAGACCTGGTGGTTGGCGGTCGTGTTGCAGCTGTTGTTGACAAAGACACCGGGAATATTATCAGCGGATTCAAAGCCTATCCACCTAAGGCAGAGAACGGCACTCAAGGCTCTGGTGGCAAGCGTAAATCCTCTTACGACCCTATTGGTGTGGAGACGGGACATAGCATCAATGCGTTGCAAATCATCCTGGATCGCGGGTTTAAGGTAGACGACCCACTAGGCGTGGCTAAAACACTGCACGTAGTCACCATCGAGCTTAAGAAAGAGTACGCTCAAGCCACCAACCGAACTGAGGATGAAGTAGGTGCCAGTGTTGGTAATGCGGTATTGAACGCTTGTCGCCGTATTGACAAGAAAACGAAAGTTGATGATTTTGCAGTAGCAATTACTGCAGAGGCAAAAGATGTCTTGACTAATCTTGCTGAACCGTTGTATGATTGGATCAAGAACGGTGCTGGGACCACTGACCATCAAGAACCTCAAGCTGCCAAACAGGAAGCCTCTCCACAGCAAAACACTGTAGACGCTCCTCCTGTAGATGATGGGGAAGACGACCCGATGGATCAGAATCCGGCACAGTACACCTTTGATGATGACATCCCTTTTTAACATCTAGTTAACATAGCCCTGCCCGAAAGGGTGGGGCATTTTTGTATAAAGAGGCCTGAAAAATGACATTAGAAGATATCATTGTTAAACCTGAGAACTATGATCAATACAATTTATCAACTCAATCTGTGGACCTTGGATGCGCCACTGTCAGTGCGTGGCTGGTTAACGGAAAAGAGCTGGATAAATGCTTAGAAGCTCACATGACTGTTAACAAGTTCCTTGATGAAAATACTCACTGGCTGGAAGGTGCAGGTGTATACGCTTCGTGGCTGGAGAGCATGGGATTTGACTACCAATCCGAAGAGGGGTGGTGGAGCTATCTGGCTATCTGTCCGGAGACTCTGCAATGCTTCATGAAATATTCTGGAGATTTGGAGTACCGGGAGGTGGTTGACAGTGCTATTGCCCGTTATAGCCGCAAACCTTTTTCCCACGACATTAAAACTGTGGAAGAATTTGTTGAAGTTTTCTGTTGACACTGGTTGGAAGGTGTGCAATTATAACCTTGTAGAGCTGGAGGATGTGATGAACGAAGAAAACTGGGATGTGTAACTAACAGGAGGCCACTGCCCATGATTTATCGAATCCGTGTGAGAGAAGATGCACCAGGTTGTTACTTTGACTGGCGTGGGTGGTGGTTTCTCCACCCAATGGATGGACTCACAGATAGAATGCTAGATGCTGCCCTTTACACAGATACTGACATAGAGTATAATCTTTACTTGAAAGATGGTATCGATAACGGCCTGTTTGAAGCAATTCCTGCGTAAGAGAATGTGATCGCCATGTTTTATGATCTTCCTGTAGCACCACCTATTGATCCTGGAGAACTACGATGATTTATGAAATGCCAAAACTGATTCGTGACGATGCACGAAACGCCCACACCTTTATTATGGGCAAGCGCATGGATATTATTTGTCACAAAGACTTCTGGGAAGGGAGCTACTTCACAGAATATTTTGGAAAAATGGATGATGGCCTACTGATCCAGTTTTACACCGATGCGGAAAACAACATTAGTTGGGAGTTCGAGACCGAAGATATCCATAAACTTTTCACCTTCCTTGGTATTAAGATTAAGGCCAAGTTTGAAGAGGGAGAGTGCGACGATTGTGGATTTTATGAGGTAACAGATTTCTATCTTCCGAGCGGTAAAAACCTTTACTATGAAAGCCACTTCGGTAACTCCAATATGCCACAGTGCTGGACTGAGTTTTTTGAAATTGTGGAAGAGGAGCTGGAATATCGTGATTATTGATACTGTAGAGGGAGATTTAATCTCCCTTTTTAAGAGCGGTGCTGGTCACCTGATCCACGGTTGTAACTGCTTCCACACAATGGGGAAGGGTGTAGCAAAGCAGATTGCTCGTGAATTCCCTCAAGCATTGGAAGCTGATAAAATGACTATGCACGGTTGCCTAAGTAAACTGGGCGCGTTCTCCCGTTGGGAGCACTTATCTCCGAGAGGTATTGTCTACGGAATAAATCTGTATACTCAGTTCTATCCAGGACCTAATGCTGAATATTTCTCAATACTGAAAGGATTTGAGCGAGTCAATGAAGTATTTGAGGGGTCGATTTTACCATTCTACATCCCTAAGATCGGGTGCGGCATAGGCGGTTTGAAGTGGGAACATGTAGAGGACATTATTAACCTTGCCACTTTTGATATAGATATTATCGTGGTGGAGTACAAAGGGTGTTGACAGCTATATTTTAAGGTGGTATAGTCACCACAACGATTAAGACAGGGGAGCACTATGGAGACTAAAATCCTAATTCTAGCTGTGATAGATACAACAGAAGGAGCCATGTTTGAATCTGCAGGAGGGTATTTCTACCTGCCCTATGGAAAAAGAACTTCCGAGCCGAGTAAAGATTCAATCCTCAAAGTGTTCCCGTGTGCTTTCTGGCTGGAGATTCTGGTAGAAGATTGCAGAGGACTAGGGAGATAATTATGAGAAACAAGAAAGAGCTTTACTCTGGTGAGTGGATAAACGATCAACAGGTAGGAGAGGTAACCTGCTTCCGGTGCTTTACTCGGTACAATCTTAAAACTGCACCAAAAAGTGTTCCAAAGACTGATGGTTATTACATAAAAGAACCCCATTGCCCGAAGTGTAAATGCCGATTATACTGGAGTAACCTGTAAAAGGTTGACATCTGAAAACTGCAGTATATAATACAAACATAGACTAGCAGAGAGGGATAAATTATGGTAATTTTTAATCGAGACGGTATCATAGTTAGACAGCACCCATTCCTTGAATACTATCAAATTGAGCAATGGTGTTACGGAGATTGCAGTTACTCCTATGGGCAAAGTTGGGGATATCGCACAGTTTTTGAATCAACAGATCTTGATAAAGTAAAACAGAAAGTATTAGAACTTCTTAACAACAAGTGAGTATTGTGCTATGGTAACATTAGAAAGACGTAAAGCTATCGCCGCCACACTGGCAGACATCTTTTGGGATTGCAATTTAAAAGATACTCGATATTGTGGCGCATCTGTAGATGTATTATTCCCACGGCCCACCATTGTTGCAATGGGTAACTGGTTGAACGTGGTGTATTGCGCATGGGACAAAGAAGGTGGATTTTATATCTGGCAGCCAGACTATGGTTCATGGAAAGAGGTTAGAGGCTCTGAAGATTTTACTCCTGCAGCAGCTAAGATGGATGGCTGGCAAATTTATGTAGGTAATGGTATGGAACTGAAAGGCGAGATTGTTTACTGGTTACCTTAAGAAAGTGCAGGAGATAAAGTATGAACAAAGGGTGGACATTCGTAGACGGCGTTGAAAACATGCCTCTTGGAAAGTATATCGTAGCCATGGCTGACGAGAATGGCAATGTAGATTTCGGAGCTTGCGAGGTTGTTCTTGCAGGATCTGGTGACTATGTGCACAAAACTGGGGTAATTAATGGTCAGTTCTACTTTGATCACAACCCTGTTGTAGCGTATATGGCTATGCCAGAGTTCAAGTTCCCAAAGGAGGGTGCCGATGTTTAAGCTTAAATCTGCATGGAACATTGCTGTAGGCGATGAGATCCGCATTCCTGGTGGGAAGACCGTTATGAAGATATCTCGTATCGAACACGAAGGTGACCGTGTATTCCACATCTTTGCAGAAGATGGTCGGGAAATTTATGTACAAGCAGGCTCTCACATCTATATCCGTAAGAAAGGGGATGGCAAATGACAGAGATCCTTATTTCAACTGCAGGGTATGTATTCCTGACAATCATTGCTCTGACCATTTTGGTGGCGGTATATGGATTTGTTATTCTACCTATTCTTGAGACAATTAGTTTGTGTCGGTGTTGGAGAAAGGCTTACGGTCCACAGCCGTGGAGGGACTGGCCCCACCTGGTTCGCATAGCGTTCTCTTATGCTTATGATCACACCAGCAGTGCATGCATAACCGGGTATCACGCTCACAATTGGAACTGGGAGGGGTTGGGTAGATGGAATGTTATAAAGACCATACCTCTACGTATGTACAAGCCTAAAAACAAAGACAGTTGATACTTGAAAATCCCTGGCACATCAAGTATAAGGAGGATTTCTAAAATGGATTTCCTCCTTTTGATATTTTACCTAGCCGGATATTTTAAAATTCTTAGAAAATCAGAAAATGGATCGAAAACTAAAATGGATTTTTCAAGACAGGCACTATAAGATGTGCTGCTCATTCTATCGTTCGCACCGTACTTTAAGTCACTATTCCAGATTTTCCGCACATACTCTCACCCTTCTACCAGAACTTTCCCAGCTTACCTCTGACCTTTTATAACAATAAGTCCATTACCTATCAGAAAGTTTCGGCACATCTCTCTCGGTACTCGATCTGTTTTTCATTTCAAATACCTGATTTTCTGAAAATTTTTCTCGATAAATTTCTTAGTACTCGATCTGTTTTTCGTTTTCTGAATCAGATTTTCTGGAAATCGTTCCGGCGCTCGACCTAAAATTTTTGGGGACGAAATCGATTTTTCGTTTTCAGAAATGGATTTTTAAAATTTATATATGGGAATATTTTATGAGATATTGTTTTATAGGAAATTGTTACGGAGGGTAATTAGCATGCTAATTAAATTTATTAAATGCGAGGAGTTCTCATTTAGAATTTTGAATGATAATCATTCTCGTTTGCAGAATAACGGGCACCCCCGGTGATTGTCTCCCGGCCCCTGTTGCCCCGGCTTGTTATTATAGTATCACACAGGACAAAGAAAGCAAGGATTTTTTGCATAAATTTTTAAATGATAATGATAACCGTTCTCATTTTATGCAGCGCCCATCCCCGGTGGTTGTCTCCCCCGTCACCGGTGCCTGCCGTCCTTTCGATAGGTATATTGTGCCACCTGGCGGGGCCGCTGTCAACACTTCTTCAAAAATTTTTTCTAACATAATGCACCAACCGCTGCAACCTGGCGGGGCCAGCCTGGCAGGACCTGACTGACCAGGTAGGAGAGAGTGAAAACTTGCAAACCTGGTAGGCCTATGCTACAGGGCAGGTAACAATTGAAGAGGAGGTACAAAAATGAAAGGTAATTTGATCCCCTGGAAATGTAGCGATTAATGACGCTGAGGCTATCGCCCTGGTTGAAAAGGCTATGGCGGGAGCGTTGGAACATAAAGAGGAGTACGAAAAAATGATGGTTAACCTGGCAGTGGCGGCGGCTGGAGAATTCTGCCCAAAAAATAATTCTAACTAACGGTTGACAGCTCGGATAGTTCTGTTATTCTTATCCTCGCAAGGTGAACAACACCACACTAATTAACAGAGAGGATAAAAATCATGAACGCCTACGGAATTAAAGTACGTCGCAACACTCGCCAGGCCGTCACCGATCAAATGATTTGCCAGGTGGACGTAACCATCAACAACGGGCAAGGCCTTTATAAATTCCGTCGCGGTCAGAGCTATACCCGGCAACAGCTTAATCGTTGCGCCCTGACAAAAGGACAGATCAACCACTGGTTTAATAAAAAATAAGTATTGACATATAGTCCGACACCAAATACACTAAAAGCACAAAAGACA